ATTAGCTAATGCTCTCTCAGCGTGATTCTCCCACCAAGCACCTGCCTTAGCAGTAGCGTGGTCATAAGAACTTAGGTCACCTAAGCTGATCATAGCTGATCGACGTACACCACCGACAACAACTACCTCACCAATCTTACACATGATATCATGGCATTCGATAGGTGATAATTTACGACCTTGAGCGTTCTTAAACTTGTTTACTGTGTAATCAAACAAAGCTACTAAAGGAGCAGGACCAGAAGCTCTACCACCGAATGTCTTTAGTGGAGTACCTGCTGGGCGTACCAAAGATACATCCCACTTAGGAATAATACCAGCGTACATACGAGCAATCAATAAACGATAAGCTTCACACCAACCTTCTTTAGAATCTTGTACAGTAATAACCTTATCAGACATCTCTAGTGTAGGTACTACAGGTAATTGGTTAACATACTTCTCTTCACAAGAGAAACCAACACCAGTACCACACAATAAGATATACATAGCTTCATCGAATGAACGTGAACTATCGATAGGTAGATAAGAACAGTTGTATGCTGCTACGTGAGTACGATCTAATGCTTCACCAGCAGTCATAATACTACGCATTGAAGGTAGTACTTTTAAATCTTTAATAGCATGAGTTAAGTCTGCCCATGTTTGAGCATCAACTTTGTCTCCTAATTCTTTCTGAAAGAATCTGACCCATCTAAGAGAGGTCTCATCCCAATTCTCTCTTCGAGATTGTTCAGGTAAGTAGCGTGCATAGCGAGATTTGGCGATAAATTCTTGGTATTGATTCATTATTTTTATTTTCCTTAACAGAAGAAATATTGTGAGTTAATTACATCAGACACATTCAAGTCTCCTAGAGTAGGTTGAGTGTATGTGAATGAGTCCTTGTGTTTCATTAAATTATTTTGTATTACATCAAAGAAGTTTTCATAATCATATTGCTTGATGAATTCTTCTTTAGTTATTTGCTGGAGCTTATCCACGTCATTAGCATGAGTGCTAAATGAATCATGTACAGCACCGAAAGAACCACCAAAGTTTCGAATGACATTAGCCATATGTGAAGCATCATAGCTATGAACCACATTAGGGCTAATACCAGATGCAAACGATCTTCGGCATGGAACTTTCTCATTAGTTTCCTTATTGCGTACATCGACTTTAACAATGTGCGATATGGATTTATTGTTGTTAACACCTTTGATAGTGCCTTGGTAGCGACGTTCATGTTGTAGGTATACCTTATATTTAACAGGGAAGCCTGAAGGAGTAACCCATTCGATACCTTGTTCACCACAGTTAAGCTCATGTTCCGCTATCTTCTGTAGATACTTAGTAGTCTTAAGTGGTCCTGAACATACTGAGTTGATAGCCTTGATAAGACCACCAGCTAATATATCAGTATCTTCTTCAGTGATATTATATTTAGAAGTATAACCTTCTACGTGACAATCGTCATACATATTAGATTGTATCTTCTTCTTACCTGCTGAGTAAGCTCTTGTCATTGAACCTCGCTTGGCAATACCTTTACGAATATGCTTCATAGGTATTTGTCTTTCGTCAAACCAATTAGGCATCAATTCAATAAGAGCTTTGGCTACTGCTACATAGAAATCCTTTTGAATAGGAGTAGGAACAAGACTAACCAATGCACCTGCTTGTTTGTCTTTAGACATTGCAGCTAAGTGTTGCCATCCGTTATTACTGCCATCAATAGGAATAGGAAGACCAGATAAGTATGGTTGTCCTGTAAGTTTACTAAGGTGATACTCAGCAATCTCTACACAACAAGCATAATATGATACAGGCTTTTCAGCTTCCATAAACATTTGACCTTGTAAACCAGCTAAACGAATCTCATCTAAATGATATTCAGTCCAGTTGATTCTATCTTCAAGAGTCATTTTGTCTACAGAGATAGTATCTAGTTGTTCTTCATTCAAGTACTTAATATAGTCAGTGGTAGTCCAGGTGAGACTAGATAACTCATCAACAGTATAAGACTTGTTGTAACAAGTAGCAGCATGAATGTAAAGCCATTTAAGCCCATCTTCAGTTAACTCCTTCTTATCATTAAATAAATATAGACCACGAGCAAGATCACTACCTTGGAATTCCATAAAGGATTCTGCGTAGTAGATACGACCTCGATAATCACAAGAGACTTCTTGATAGAACGGTAACTGATGTTCAACAATGAAGTCAGCTTTCTTTACGACCTGATCGAATTCAAATAGCTTAGACAAAGCTCTTTGTACTCTAGGGTCTTTCTTACGTAGGAACTTAGTACCATCTAAGTGCCAGAACTGTTTCTTAGTAGGGAGTTGGTCATCTTCCCAGTGAATATTATATTTAAATACTTCACCATGCCTATCAACAACATCAATAGTTTCTGTAACGAATTCATTACGATACTTCTTAATTGTCTGTAGTACATTCAGATTAATGTTCCAAGCCTGTTGTCTAAGACCTTCCATAGCTTGTATGAAAGGTTTATCTAGATACTCTTTGAATAGTCTTCTATTGTTCCAGCCTTTAATATAAGGCTCTTTGGTAATAGGACTGATCAAGTTATCTATAGGTCTTGGTTGACCGAACACTGTTCCTTTAAGAACAGGTTTAATATTAAGTGGTTGGTTAACTACCGATACCACATAAGGGGCTTTACGACCATCGTATTCTCTGAAGATATCAATGAGACCATCTTGAAGGAATGCTTCAAGCATAAGGTCACCGATACCCAGAGCAATACCAGGATCAGTCTCATCAAGATCAATCTGTCGGCAGATACCAACACCAATCTGTATAGAGACATTAGTTAATTTAACATACGACTTAAGAGAACCTCCTTTGGTTACTCTTGCTGGTGCGGAGCAGTAATTGAGAACTAAATCCCAAGCTTCTGCTACGAACCTTTCTAAATTAGACTCCCAATTAGGGTAAGCCTTAAGTAACTTAGCACCCTTATTGTAAGCCTTCTCAGAGTCTAGGACTACCTTGCCTATCTTCTCTGATAAATACGAGACTGGATTCATTCTAACCTTTCGAAGTTGAGTTTGAAATTATAACATGAATTTCGTTTTTACGCAACATCAAAATCTAATAAGCCTACGTCAGATAATCTACCTGTTTCAGTATTATATTTAGTAGAACCACAATCACCTGTTTGACCAGTGAATCGTGACTTCAATACTCTTAGTTTGATTGTGTTACGTTCTGCTTCTGTCTCTGCAACCATGTTACGAGCAAAAGCAATAATATCAAATGAAATCTGTTTAATAGAACCAGAACCTTTGATATCATCAATAGAAGGTAAGTGACCTTCTTCGAATGGCTTCTCACCTTTACGTAAGTGAGAGATAATACCTAACCATATGTTGTGCTTCTTAGTAATCTTAAGTAAGTCAGACATGACTGAGTCAACTGCTTCGTTACCTGTTTTACCTTTAGCACCTTCAGATACAGCAATAGTGATGTGATCAAGAATAAGATACTTACAACCCATCAATGCTAGGTGTTCAATTTTATCTACCAATGACTCATCACTTACAGAACCTTGATGATCAAGTAATACTAAGCGTTCATCACCAAAGACTTTCTTAAAGCCTTCGTATTGTTCTTCTTCGGTTACATTGTTCTCCATCATGTTCTTATTAAGAGCCATGCCGATAAACTTCTGAGCTGTATCACCAATAGATTCTTCTAGTGATACCATACCTACCATATCAGGAGTCTTATCTAGAATCTCTAGTACAATCTCTTTAATAACAGTAGATTTACCTGAGCCTGTACCTGAGGTGAACAAAGCAATCTCACCTAGTCTCATACCTTTTAATTTAGTATTAAGACCATTAAGACATTGTGGATATGGTAATGATACTGTGTTCTGGAGTTCTTTAAAGTGATTCCAGATATCATCACCTCTTAATACTCCTACAGGAGAGAAGTCTTTAGCGTCAAACAAACAACGCATCAATGCTTCTTTACCTTGTTTAATTAATACATCACAAGGATCTTTCTCTGGTAGTTGTGCTACCTTTACTTTATCAAAGCCAATAATCTTAGCTATCTTCTGTGTAGCTTGTTGACCTACATCATCACTATCAAGCATTAAAATAACAGTATCAAAAGAACGAATCCACTCTCTCTGTTCAAGAATAAGATTAGTTGCGGAAGCACTAGGCATAGCAACAACAGGAAAGAACTTCTGATACTTATCATATTGGGCTTGTGATACAGCCATTGCATCTAGTTCTCCTTCAGTAATAACCAATGTACGAGAACCGTTAGCTACGTTCTGACCGAACAACTCTGTACCTTTAAAGTCACCATGAATAACAAATTGTTTAGGTAACTTTCTTTCTTTGTATGCAACGATAGAACCCTTCTTTGTATAAGGATAGAAGTGAGAACTGATTGTTCCATCTTCTGCATAGGAAACTTTAACTCCGAAGTGTGAGGCTACTACTTTAGTAATACCTCGTTCTTGGAATCCTCTTGTGTCATAATCTTGAATATCTGTTAATGAGTGCATATCGTAGTTGTATTCTTCTTTAATGTAGGTTGGGTTAATAGGAGACGACTTACAGCAACTGAAACAATAACCGAAGTCATCACCATCTTTGTAGCTAAATGCATCTGATGAATCGCATTTAGGGCAGTTAGTGTGATACCATCTACTCATATTTTTCTTTCTTCTTTCTTATAAATGCTCTACGTAGTTTTGCTTTGAGCTGGTTCTGTTTCTTCCATACCCAAAGCGAAGTGTTTAATAAATGTTTGTCGAATAAATTCTCTTGCTGTTCCATTTACTTTTTCCTTAGAAATAAATTTGATAGCTCCAATATTACCATTCCAATAAGCTCTCATGTCAGGAGCATATTCAGTATGTAATACGTTAGCATACCATTGTAATTCTACTTCAGCATTTACTACGCCAGCTTTAGTCTTGTAGATATCTACTATCTCGAATGAGAAATGTTTCATTCCATATTTCTTAATAGCGTCTTTAACATTAGCACTACTTGTTAAATACTTTCTCCAAGGACTTTCTCGTTGGCTTCTTTTCTTTCCGAAATTAATGTGGAAGAACTTTCTTCCGATGTAAAGTCTTCGTTCATCTGGGTGGTTACATCTAACGATGTAGACGAATCCACAGTACTCTGAGACGTTGAAGTCATCTCCTCTCCAGACCCAGTGTCCTGTATCCATTTAAAATCTTCCTCTAATTCCTCAAATGTTTTAGGTCTTAAATCTTCTAATGACCTACGAATATAAATGTTGTTAGCACATTTAACAAATGGTTCTTTCCATTCATTACGTGGTAACTTCTCTTGCCAAGTCTTAATAACAGTATCCCATAGCTGTTCTGTAGGAACAGGGTCAAGGATCTTATCAGCAGTCTTAGGACCTATCTTAGCAATACCTTTGATGTTATCAGTAGCATCTCCTGTAAGGAATTGCTTCATAGTAAATCTATAAGCAAACTCAGGAGTGATTTCTTTTAACTCATTGGTTCTATAATTATATTGCCAGCCAGGAATCTGTTGTAAGTCTTTATCAATACAACAAACGATATAGGCTTCTCCTTCAGCAATACAATCCATAGCTCCGATGAATACATAGTCATCTGCTTCACCACCATCTGATTTGATAGCGTGTTCATTAGCGTATTCATACAGCATATCAATACGTTCTTTAACATCGGGATCAAACTCTTGTTTACGATGACCCTTATATTCTGAATCGACTTGGTATCTAAAGTTATTTTTACCTTTAATATAAACCAAACCAACATCAGCTTCTAGGTTAGTAATAATTTCTTTTAACTTATCATCAAAAGATTTCTTACATCTAGTCTTAGACTTCTCTACAAAAGCAATAGTATAGATAATACTATCAGCATCAATCAAGGCTTTCATTAGTGTACCTCCGCATAGTTCTTGCCTGTCTTACCATCACCACCCATACAGGTTACTCCGAACCACTTAGGAGCTTCCTTGAATGCTTCTACACAGATATCTTTAACAAGTTCTGCATACTTGTCTTCGCATACCCAAGCCATTTCGTCATGGTAGTGTATAATAGGGTAGGCAGGTATCCCTGCTTCTTTGATCTTGTTCCTTGCGTATACCATAGCTGCTTTACAGGTAATGCCCTCAGCAGTCTGAAGCAAGTAATTAAGAACTTGATGTTCAGAATTAACGAAAACAATACGACCATCAAGACCACGAATGTAAGCGTTCTCGCTACCAAACCTATTAGCTGTGCTGTTATACTGAGCAGATAACTTGCTCTTGAGTTCTCCCAATCCTGGAATCGATGCTTTGAATTTTTCATCTGCGGCTTGTCCAATCTTTGTATCTCTCTTTCCTGTTAATATTAAACCAATCTTTCCTGCACCTGCTCCGAAGAGATAAGCATATAAGAAAGGCTTGGCAATCTTTCTAGAGACTCCTAATACATCAGCATTACGTTGATGTACATCTCCGTTAATAACTTCATTAGTAAATTCATCGTTACCAATATAATGACATAAACCTCTCATCTGATTACCTGCGGAGTCAGCACCAACAATGCTGTAACCTTCTTCACAAGTAAGTAATGATCGTAACTCTTCACCATAAGGAGTACCTACAGAAGGTAGATTAGCGATTACTTCATGACGACATCTGAATGTAGGTGTTCCTACTGTCCAGACTTTACCATGTAACCTACCATCTCCTTGTTCTACTTGCTCGATCCATCCTTCTAATACAGACTTCCTGTTACGGATAGATAAGTATTCAGATAGCATAAGACCATCTTCACCTAAAGGTTCTAATGAAGATTCAGTTAGCTTAGGAGATTTGTTAACGAACTTACCATTGATTCTTTCTACGTTCCATTCATCAGGAACCCAACCAATAGAATACAAATAGTCTTTAACAATTTCTAATGAACCTAAAGAAGCTTGAGCAAACTCTACACGACAGTAATTACCTTCAATAGGTCTATCTTGCTTACCTCGTTCTACTTCGATACCAAAGTACTTAGCTGTTTGTACTGCATAACAACCATCCTTACGCCACTTAGGTTCTTTAAACTCATCAGGCTTATCTAGCTTAAGAGTTCTCATACCGATCTTAGGCTCCATTGTTTGTTCAATGTGAGTCATACGAGCAGCAATCTCATCTCTAATCTTATAAGCTCTTTCTAAATCAAAGACCCAACCCTTGTTACGCATCTCAGCTTCAATACGAGAGAATTCCATCTCGACCTCTAAGCCTTTAAGAAACATAGGGTTAATCTTGCTTAATTTAAGTGCATCATCTTTAAGCTTGTTGTATACCATAACGTTTAATTCTACGTCACGAATACAGTATGTAAGCATCTGCTTAGTGTACTGAGAGAAATCATTGAACTCAATCTTAGGAAAGCTAAAGAACGCACCCCATCCTTCAAGACCATGTTTATGTTTTCGTTTATACTGGATTGTCTGTGACATAATCCATGTATCCCAGCACTTAGTTGTTTCTGGTGGTTCCCAATTAAATAATTGTTTGAGAACAGGTAAGTCATATCCACAGATATTATGACCTGCTAATACCCTAGCTGTGCTAAGGAATTTTAAACCCTCCTGTAAAGAAGGGTAGTCAGGATCATAGTCCGAGAAAATAAATTGTTCATTGGTATCAGGGTTAATAGCAACCAGACACCATACCTTAGAGACATTAGGTTGTAAGCCGTCTGCCTCGATATCGAATACAAGTTTCATTTAGGTTTATCCTTAGTATATCCCGCCCAGTCCTTAAGCTTAGTAAACAGGTCTTCAATACCTGCTTGATCTAGCTGACCATAGGGTTCAAGAGTTCTTTTCTTTCCTTCCATGAGCCAGTAAGTAGAACCATCTGAGTGAAACTTAAACATTCCTACTACTGTTCCATGACCATTAACTATTTGTTTGTAAAGCGATTTCATGTTGGTCAATCGTATCAAATAAATAACCAAACTTACTATAGTAATGCATCTCCATGATACGAGCTTCTACTTCATGAGGAGCAAACATATATTCATCATTGTTAGCTGCATTGTTATATGATGATACATATAGCCCTGAGTTTTTACCTCTGAAACCTTTTGTTGAAGGTAACTTTCTTTCAGTAAGGAACTGACAAGCATGAGTAAACTCATGAGCAATAATCTCAAAGAACTTTGTTTGAGTATATGTTTCTGTAGTATGAGTAGAAGCGATTGCATCCCAGAATTGTATCTGCATTAGTTCTTCTTCATCAGACCAAGAACAAGAATCAATTTGAACTCTTGTAGGTGTAACAATAAAAGAAATATTTATTCTAGCTTTGGGATACTTGTTAGTAACACCATGACGTTTGCAGTAGTCCTCTAAGATTAACCTGAAGTATAACTTAATATCCTCTTCCATATCAGCAAGAGTATGCACGGATATCTTAAGCTTAGTTGTGTTGTCAGTCCATTTATCAATGGCTTGCTTTGTCATTTACTTTCCTATTATAATAGTGGGATGACCTAATTCTTCTAAGTCTTCTGCCATAGATTTAATCATATGATGAGCAACTATAAGTTGTATCCGCTGTTTCTCTATCTTGTTTAGTAGGTAAGTAATGTATACTGCCGCTCCAACTAGTGTAATTATTAAGACTTCCATATTGAGGATTCCTTTAGGGCAGGGCTGGAGTCTTTGTTCCAGAAAGCAATATAGCCTACTGTAACTCCTTGATTGATAAGGAATTCTATACCATAACTGTTCTTGTAGGTATTACGAAACCATACCTCTTTAATACCAGCTTGGTAAAGTAACTTAGCACAATCAATACATGGTTGATGTGTCACATAAGCAATAGCTCCATCTGTAGCTACACCTGCTCTAGCTGCCTTGGTAATAGCCATAGATTCAGCATGGATAACCTCTGGGTGAGTATGGTTATGTTCATCTTCACAAGTATTATCCGAGCCTGGCGGTGTGCCATTATAAGAGAAAGAAATAATATTTCCATTCTTAACTAGAACACAACCGACCTTAAGCTTATTTGCTTTTGATTCCAGTGCTATACGTTCCGCTATTTCTAAGTAAGTATTGTTGTTCAATTAGATTCCTTTCGTAAAGTAATGTCATCATAATCATAAAGTGATGTATCTCTCCTGTCTTAATAAACCAATCTATACGTTGGTTAATCATTACAGTGAGCTTACTGTAAGGATCTTTGTATATCACTTTGCTCTCGACTTAATCTTGTTTAGATTATTTGAGTAGCATTGTTCAAGAGTAACACCATTAATGTTAGCAATACTGGCAACATAATATAAAACATCACCCAGCTCACTAGCGATTTCATCTTGAGTAAATACCTTACCATCTTTAAGCATCTTTACTTTATCGTTTAACACCTCGCCAGCTTCTGCTGCGAGACCCATGTAGTAGATTAAACCATCAGTGTTGTAATCACTAGAGTATTGTTTGATAAGCTCTTGATAATCCATATCATCTAAATCATGTTGATTAATCACGGTCTTTATCTCCTACGATTTCTAAGCTACCATCAAAGTAAAAACCACAGCCACGAAGGAAGTGTTCAAACTCTTTAATAACATCTGGTAAGTAAATTAAATCATTATTAGTCATCTCAATACGAGATTCTTCATCATAATTTTCTTCATCAACTCTTGTTAGAGTAAATGTGTAACGATTTTTAATCATATAAATTCCTTTCCTTCATTTTCTTTCTGTAAACTAAAATTGTTTTTCATAGCTTGGTAAGTCATAGGTGCGTGTTTCTCCACCCATTGAAGACGAACAGTCATCTCAAATACCCTAGACCATAGCTCATCTTTAGTCATGTAATTAGTCATCATTCTTTTTCCACCATCTTATTTTAGGGTTAGTCCTTTCGTATATCTCAACTAAATCTTTTAGTGACCATACATCATCTGTTCTTACAGTGCTTAACCACTTACCAAAGGTATACCAGTCTTCTGCTCTCATAGGATCTACTGATATTTCTTCTCCGTATTTACTATCAGTACCTCTGACATCGATACGACCACAAGAATATTCTTCAATGACTTCATCGTATTCATATGAGTCACCTTTCTTTTTTCCTGTTAGTTCATTATCTTTTTCTAGTACTTTAGTTACTCTACGAGTAAGACTATTATCGATATACCATTGGCGATTAACAACACCCATCCAGTTAATACTGTAGGTAATCATTTCAAATTGTTTCCTACGTTATAATAACCTTCTTGATTCTCAAGCAATAACAACAGCATAGTCTCTAGCTTGTACATTTCCTTAGGAGTTCCTTTAGCTAAGATCGTTCTTGTAAAACCATCTTTACCTTTGTTATACTCCTGAAGAAACTGAACACCACTACCAATGTATCCATCATCCTCTGTTCCTACATGGTAACCTATATACTTCCTCCCTGTCTCTAGGTTAACCCACATATATACAAAAGCTTCTCCTGTTGTAGGAGCAGGTGATACTATTGGTGCATCAGCTAGTTGTAATACTCCTTCTTGGTATTGTTTCCAATAAGAGAAGTTATAAGCTACCATATAACCGCCCTTATGACTACGCCAAAGTATAACAAAAGACTCAGAGCCCTCATTAGCTGTTAGGAAGTCATGTACTTCTTCATCATAAGAACCTACAAATGTTTGACCATTGATTTTAATTTCAATCATCTGTTTACCAGAAGAAGTTTCATATACATCAGAGACTTCATCTACTACACACTTGAAGATATCAAAGACTAACTCTCGACCACCTTGTTTATCTGTAAAGCTTCCTATCTTAATCATACAACTCCCTTATTTAGTTGCCATTAGGTATAATCCAATGTTACCTACAGCATATCCGAAGTAACATATACCCATACCCATGTTACCTCGGAGTGATTGTTCAGCTGCGATATACAGGTAGATTAATCCTGTTAGGATAATCAACCATGCACTCATTAGATTACCTTTCCTTGCTCGTGATATTTAACTAGAGCATCAAGATACCACTTAGCTTTCTTAAGCTCTTGTAGCTCTTCATCTTTCTTACCGCAACGCATAAGGTATTTGTATACCTGACCTAGTAAGTGAGACTCAACACCATCAAGACCTTTAAGCATATACACCATCATTTCCATGTATTGATATCCTGGAACGATATCCTTGTAGTGTGGTGGATTGATAGGATCTTTGTTCTTCTCTGCAGAAGCTTCAAAAATCTTTTCCATCATAGTCTTTTCTGGTTTCTCGGTGTTAAAGCTTCTGCTTGCTACATAGCCTTTAACTTGACCATGCTTTAACGAATACTCATCATAGAAGTCTAAGTCAGAGTCAGTCTTAGGCTTCCATGCGTGTGCTCTTTCAGCACCTAATACATAGGCTTCAAACTGTTCTTTGTTAGAGATAACAGTGATAACTCCGTGGTGTTCTACTCGTGCTTCCACAATATCAAACAACTCAGAGTCATCGTAATACTGATTGTAATCTTCTTGTGCTGTATGTAAGCGAGCATGTGAGGCTACTCTGTTGTTGTTCACATAAATGTCTGTGATATATTCCATTCTAATTCCCTTTCAGTTATTTATACACATCACCGTTCTCTTCAATCTTCGCATCCTCATACGGTGCTATGAGCCTACGATACAGCTCTAACTTACAACCTTCCAATGCACCCATTGCGTCATTGAATCGTTGGTAACTTGTTTGATAATCCCTATCGGAATCACCATACAAATAAATTTGAACCATCTTAGTTAACGCATAGTTTAATTCACCAGCATTTTGTGGCGGTCTATAATCTAAAGCTTGTCTTGCTTCTTCTGTAATGTAAGGCATTTCTTCTTTCCATTTCCAAAGGTTATTCCAATTAAATAAGTTTAGTGGTGGACACTTCCAAACCAATTACCCACCCCAACCATTAGGTGTTAGCCAAGCTAGTCCTTCGTCATCAAAGAACTTTTCTTGTGAGAAATCAGTTAACATGTTTTCCCATTCCCAATAATCATCTGAGTCTTTATCTTCTGGTTTAGGACTGTCTTGTGTTTGAGCAAATTGTTCTTCGTAAGTATCTCGAACTTCAGCCCAGCTATGACATTCGTCTTCACCACTACGATAAACACCAATGTAATCACAACCACATTCATTATATGTAGCAGTTACCTGATAGCCTTCTTCAATAGATAACTTATTGTAGAACTCAATTGGTGGACTCCAAGCTGAGTCAAAGAAACATTCAAAGCAATCGATATCAAAGGTACTACCATGTGGACTGACTTCCCACTTAGTACCCCAATTACTTACCTGCCAGTCATACCAGTCTTTAGCACCATATTTTTCTAGGTTGCTTTCTTGTTTTAGTTCTAATTCCTTTTGTTCTTCTGTGTCTCCAAAGAAACCTGCTGTGGTTTCCAGAAGTTCTTTAGGACAAGGATAAAAGAAAGAAAACAATTTGTCTTCTTTATCCGCATAAGCTTTAAGCTCTTTTAGTTTCTCTTTTTGTTCATCAGTGGTTGCAATAATTTGCAGACCATTAGCACACCAGTTAGGCATCTTCATTCTCCTTTTCAATACGCCAAACACCATTACCTACAGTCCACAACTTCAGACCATCCTTGTAATAGACATCTTCAATACATTTAAAACCTAACTCCTGTAATAAGACCTGTGTAGGCTTATTCGAAGTATGTTGCGACAGCGTGGATTGCATCGTCCAAATCATGATATATCTCCGTGGCATAGAACTCTACAAACGGATGTCTGAATTGTTCTCTGTCTGTAATAACAATGATAATCTTATTCTTAGTATGTGCATGAGCCATCTCACATACTGTTCCCCATTTACGACCTGGAGTAGAATCTCTTAAGTCAACTAACACAACAGAGCTATAAGCAATATCTTGTAAGTCATGCTTAACTACACGATTAGCTGTGTAATCATTCTTCTCTTGGTTGTGGTAGCTAATTCTCCTTGTAGGGTCTAAGGTATCAATATCTCTCAAGAAGAATTGTCTTGTGGCATAGTCTCTCCAGCCAGACATTTGTTCTTCAGTAAGACCTTCCATAGCTCCTGCTAGGTATACATACTGTTTATGTTTATACATTGATTCTCCTTATCCATAAACAACATCGTTAAACAAACCTGCTTGAACAATAATGTCAGCAGAGATAGCGTCAATATATCCTGCATCTTTATTAAACACAGCAAGCATAATGTCGTTCTTATACGACTTATTCACAGACACTTCATCGGTAAGAACTTTCTCAATACCTTTCTTAACTAAATCAATGTCTAGAATTGCTCTGAGATATCCATCAGCTTCAGGATTCTCGTAATACATTTCTTTGGTAGTAGGATTGTAAGTCATACACCAATAATCAATACCACCATAGAGAGCTATCTCAATGATGTCTTCGTAAAATTCATTTTCCATTTTGGATTCCCTTAGAGCTGGACTGCAATTACTTTGTTCTATTGATTTTAGATTTTAAAGCACCTTCTTCGTAGTCCCAGTAATACTCACAGGCATGTGGCTCACGAGGACTCTTTAGAAAGTATGACTGATAGTATTTATTTGGAGTAGCATTGTAACGATAACAAGTTATTTTATCTTTACACTCGCTATCTCTACACATAGTAATATCAGCCATCAATTTCTCCTTCGTCTTCGGCTCTTTCTTCTTCAAGAGCATCAAAGAAATTTTCTAAATCTGAATTAATTCCATCAGGAAGTCTTGTAGATATTTCTTCTTCAAGACCATCATCCCAGCGAATATATAAATCAACCTTTACTATCTTGTGCATTACTCACTCGCTTTCTTTAGTATTGCTCTAGCAAATTCAATCCATCCTTCATTGGAATCAATAAGGTTTACAACTGCATTACCTATTTCAATTATTTCCTCATCACTTAACTCTTTTGGTGCAGTGTAAAGTGGGACTGTGTAATCACCCTCGTGTCTTGTGTGTTCATCTGGGTGTATAGCATCAAAAAACTCTCCATCTCTAACCATCATCCATGCAACAGGTTTTTGTTTCATTATTCACCTCGTTGTAGCTTGTAAATCTCTTGAATAAAATCTTTGAGTAGATACGGGTCACATGTCGGGTCAAGTAAATCCTTCAGTGTATCTGTATCTTCAATTACAATATCGCCAACTTCTTTAAATAAGAACTTACGAATATCATCGTAGTCATATTGGTTTAATACCTCTTCAACATCCATATTATAATAAACATATTGAATAATATCGCTATTATCAAACTCAGGTAAAATATTATCTAAATCAGCATCAACTGTAATCCATGTCATTGTAATTCTCCTTAATCTAAACCATAATAAATAACTTCAGCCCTATATGGAGCTGTCTTTGTAATGAAATCAATATGTGGACTACTCCACGGGTCTAACTCACTTTTTAATTCGGTAGCCTTCTCGGATACCTCATCAAAACTATCTCCGAGAATAATATATACACCACCACTACCTCGGTTGAATCTGGTTACATTAATTGCCATCTTCTTCTCCATATTCTATATCTTCAAGTTGATATTCTGTGTTAAATACTTCTGAAGAATCCCAATCACCATTCCAAGCTAACTCATGTGCTTCATCGTCATCTTTAGCAGTAACATAAACTCTTTCATATGTAGCCACAGTAAACATATAAGTGTTCATTAAAACTCCTTGTTAAGATATCTACGAGAGATAATCAATCCATCAAGTTTATCTCTCCATTCTTTATATAAACTAACCGCTTGTTCTTGGTTATCATATACACCAAATACAGTTGGATTTTGACCGATGGTCATTAATACGAATAGCTCTACCATATTAATCCTCTAGTTTTTCTACGAATTCAGGTATAGAAGTTGAATAACCTGCATCTAAATAGCTATCTTCAGATTGTTCACCATCTTGCCATTTAGTTAATGCTTTAGCAGTAGCATCGGTTTCATCATCAGCTTCTACAGTATATGTATAATACCAATATTGTTCTTCACGGAATGTTACATTATATTTAGGCATTTGAGTTATCCTTTACTTGAGAAAAATCTAGTTCGTCATATGTATAACTATGGACTCTACCGAAGAACTCTTCAGGTAAATCATCTAGATTATCATACATGACTTTATCATCAGAACCTGCAAGGATTTCTTTGTCATCGGAATCATAGACATAGTAAGCTCTTAGCAGTTTATCATAGACTACATATACGCTCATAGGAACTCCGCTGTAATATCATCCGCATCGGGATATTGTTTAAGGATTAATTCAGGTGCATAGCTGTATTTATTTATATCAGCTTCTTTACTGATGTTATACTTTCTTCCATGAGAATCTTCAAGGATTCTTTGTTGGTTAGAATAATCGACAAAGCGAACAGGAGCAGACTTAACAATAGCATCATAGTCGGTAATTCCTACAAGGAAATGTTCAGTTATAATAGGTGGTAAGCCTAGCATAGTTGGTTGGTCGGAGTTATTGAGTGGTCGATTTACTTCGTAAATACGCCATTCTCTCATATTGATAATAGTCATGTTAATCCTTTTGATAAGTTAAACGATACCAACAGTAATATACAACAGCAATACAAATAAGTGCAATCATTTCTTAGCTTTCTCTGTAGGTGGAGTCCAACCCATAGCTTTAAATCTGGCTAGGATATCATTGAATTTATGATATTGCCAAGCTTTATCATTGATAGGTGGATTTTCATTTGTGTATTTACTTTGCTTTAGTTTCTTCATTATTTAACCTTTTAAATTCAGCATGGTAAGCATTGAGAATACCATAAATAAGAACCCACAAATAAGCAGAATCATTTTGGGATTTAATGTAGTCATCTGCTTGTTGATATGCAGCAGCTATACTATTTGGAGTAGCAAATAATCCGCAGTGCATACTCTCAATTAGCTCTTGTTGTTTATTCATTTAAGACTCCTAAGGAAAATAAAAAGAGAACCTCTTTGCAGAGATTCTCTTGATTAAATGACTATTAGAACGGTGATTCTTCAGTTTCTGTAGGTGCTTTCGCACTTACATTAGATTCATCAGAATCTAACATATCAAAGTCTACACCTGAAGTTGCTCGGTATTCTTGTAGGTCTGTTACTTGAACAGCTACAAGCATTACTGAAGTACCTTTCTTACCCATCATTTCATAAGGGCGAAGGAATACCATCACATTACCTTTAGAACCGTTACCTACGATACTACGGTCCTGGATAGCTTCTTTCTTAGCATCTACTAAGCGAACAGGTTCTGCTGGAGAACCATCAGCTTTAAGTGCTTTCTTCTTAAGGTTAACTGATACTTTACCATCAGTTGTTGCTTTTACTTTACCGAATTGCTCTAGTTCTTTAGTTCTAGATTTATCAGCTACTACTTGTAATTCCCACTGTAATGTGCCGAAAGGTGATACAGGGTTATTTAGTTTAGCCCAACGAAGTTCTACATCTTTGATGATAACATTCTGTTTAGCTTCTGTGTTTGCTACTGCTTTAGTTGACTTAGTTGTCATGGTATGTTTCCTTTAAGTTAAGTTAATTACGAGCTAAGGCTCGCCAGCTATGCTGGTAAAGACTAAAAATAAAAAGACTAACCATTATTGATTAGTCTTCTGGGTTCACTTGTTACGGTGAATGGTATTACCTAAGCGAGATACTCTTAGGAAATGTTCTGAGAAATGCTTATGACCATAACGATACTCTATGATAGGCATAGATTTATCTGTGGGAATAAGCTTAACGGAAGTAGGATATTGTCGCCAAGTAGCACTCTTGGTAGAGTAACTCTTGCCTACAACGAGATAATTGATTAGTGTGTTGATAAGTTTGTTGGTGGTTCTCATTATGACTCCTATCGATGTTTGAAAGACTGAGATTGAGGATTCTATTTGTAGTCTTAACAGACTATATTAAAAATCTTCTCCTAATGACTTCTCTAAACCTTCTTTGATGGTATCAATCTTCTGCTTGGTATCATCTACTAAAGAAGACATATTATGTTTATTAAGCTCTGCTTCTAATTCTTCATCGGATAAATCAGAGTAACTCTTATTGATATTAGTCTGGTCTATTCTTTGTAGCTTAGGTTTCTGATATTCAGCTATCTTCTCAGCTAACTGTGCAGCTAATAAGTAATCATCATCTTCAAGAGCCTTAATCATACCTAGATTAAGAATACCTAAGGCATCTAATTGAGGAAGCTCATTAATAACTTCTTGCATATTCTTAGCTTGAAGTTTAAACTTCTCTCTCATCTCTTTATTGATTCTTTTAGCTTCTACTGATTTCTTTTGATTCTCTCTAGCTATCTCAGGAGTAATAATTTTAAGATTAGCTAGTGACTTGGGATTATATGGCATAATCTCCTCTCATGTATATGTGGATTAGACTCTCTCAAGAATATCTCTCAAGTATAGTCTGTTGATAGGTCTATTAATTAATCTCTTAATTAATACTCTTTAAGATATTCTTTAAAGAATATATTATAGATAGGAATAACTCCCTAAGGGAAGGATACTCCCTTAGAGCAGAGCTAAATAGCGAGATTTTAACATGATTCGTTATTTGTAGTCGGTATTGTATTCATACAAGTCCATTCGCAAGGTTCTTAGGAAGTCTTGTTTATCCTTTAAGAAGTGGTCGATGTTCATGTCGTATAGTGCATCAGACAAGAAATCAACTTCTATTTGGTTATCTAGAGTGATGGTCACTGGTGTGAATGCTTTGTCGCTTAGTGCTACTTTCATAATGGTATTACTCCGTAATAGGTTAGTTAAAAGGATGTCAAGGTGGTATGTTTATGGAGTCCTATGGTGCAACTTTTGAGTGACCCACAAAACAACCCACAAAACTAGGAATCTCGCAGAAATCTTCGCAGAATCCCACAATTTCCCACTTTTTCCCACTTAATTCAACCACTTCTGTTGGTCATCTCCTAGTATTTTCTCCTCAGATATAGTCCGAGCAAGCACGAGTAGTTCTTCCTCGGATAATCCTGGAGAAAACTCTAGTACTTCTTCCTCGGTTATTTCCTCGGTTGATGTAATTGAGCTGAGTCCTAGGGATTCTCTGATGAGATCGATCAGTTCTGGTCTCTCGCTGACCCAAACTACTGTACAAACCTCTGGTGTGGTGTTATAAAGGCAGGTCTGGAGTAGTTCTCCACAGCATTTTTGGGTTAATATGATGCTTTTCCATAGGTTTGGTTGAATCTTTTCTATGTCTAGCCCTACGTTAATAGTGAACATCGTGAACCTCCTTGGAGCCTGACCTCGTTCCACTCGGTTTAATAGTATACATGTGCGATTCCCATATATTTAGCTCGTTTTGGGTGTCTATCCTCTAGCAGAAAGCAATAAACAATACCATTTTGTACTGATCTGTGTGTTGTCCAGTGTTTCTGCTGAGGACAGTCTCTTAATGGTACCTCCTCGTGGTACATTGCTGTAGAAACTATGATAGTCACAGCAAGAAATACCACGGAGAGTACCACCATCACTGCATTAAGGGTAGATTTCACCATAACCCTCGTGATTTACTGGGTAGATCTCTGTGTATTCTACTATCTTGCCTGGAATACATGCTTCGATGGCTACAAACTTGAGAGCCTCGATGTTATGAGCACAGAGAAACCCATCCATGGACCAAATCCCGTGTTCTCTGAGGACATCTTTGTACTCGTTCTCGGTGAGGAAGAAGTCTTTGGCTGAGACTTGGTTGAGTAGCATGAATGTTTGCATCTTGGACTCCTTTGGTTGATTAATTTCTGGGTTGGTTAGGTAACACTTGCTCATTATTCTACTCCTATGATGTCACAGAACCAATTGCTATTCTTCCACTTGCGGATATTACCGAATCTGTCGATAGTATCTCTGGTGAGGAATATTACTGGTTTGTTGATTAGTGATTTAGCCTTAGCAAAGACGATTCTGGCTTCTGTTTTGTCATCCTTGTCGATCTTCATCTTACGAATGATATTCTTATCATCTACAGCGTAGATATACTCTTTCTTACTATCTACGTATAGTGTTGATAATACAGTTACCTCTGACTTTGATGTCCCTAGAAATACCTCATCTGAAACATATGAAGCATTCTCTGACATTTCTACGACCATTTGATTGAACTTACCCATGATAAAACTCCTTTGTTAAAATTAAATTAAACTACGTACTGAATTGATACTGCACCATCATAATTGCTACGTGCTAAATTAGCCACATAGTAACTATAATATCTTCCTACTACTATTCTTGTTTCTTTGTCTATTAAATAGTACATACATCCTCCTTTAGTTTAGAATACAACTTATTTACTGCTTGCTGCTCTGAATATCCCTTCTTAATTAAGATGAGATATGCTTCAAAGAGAAAGTAATTCCCTTTGATATGCTCTTTATATTGATCTATGGTCATATTAATCCTTATAGAACTACATTAAGAAAAGAAATTAATGCAAACAATAGACTAAAACCTGTTACTACACAAACAAACATCATATCATTATCCATGATTATGCCTCATAGTTATAGCAATGGTCAATGAAAGCAATAACCAAGCCGATGGTTGATAATACCAATATACCGATGTACATTGGTGCTGGGTTCTCTGATACCTCTAAGATAGAAAAGATAAAGGCACCGAAGAAGAACAAGTTACCGAAATAGATTAATGACTTCATTGTATTACTCCTTGAGTTGGTTAGACGAACTGGTCTCATCAGTACACGCATTACGTGTAGACACCCGAAGGTGTTTCGACCTTAATCACCTGTGTAGTTAGGATCAGACTTCAAAACAGGTTCTTCAATCTCAATGTGGGCAAACTCAGGGCGATGGTACTTAAGTGCTACCAACACAGCGTAAGCCATGGCGAACTGGTAACGAACACCGTTGGCACGAGCAGTACGGTAAGCACGGGACTGGCAAAGAGCACGACAAGCAGGAGAGTCCCACTCAGGCAAGGGAACCGCACGACCCACACGGAAGGAAGAAGGAACAAAGGAAACAACAGAAGGAGAACGCAAGAGAGAAGAAGAGAAAGACACAGGACACCTCCGAAAGAAAGAAGAAAGAAAACGAACCACAAACCCACGAAACGCAAACGAGGGGGACCACGAAAGCAAACAGGGGTACAAGGAACGAAGGGCTAATTCTTTCTCACACACAAAGAAACACCAATATAAACTCCCAGAGGGATACCCAAATTATCCCACTAACCCCATGATTTCTAAGAAAAATTATATATAAATCTACCGAAAACAACCCCTTATAAATCAACAACTTAGCCCTGCTCTAAAGGAGAGAAGCTCCGATAGATGAGGACATATGAATAATAATCAAAAATTATTACTTGCTAAAGAAGCACTTAAAAGAAAGAAACTCAAAGAATACAAAGGGAATTTCGAATTGTTCGCCAAAGAACAAATCAAGATTCTACCTAAAGATTCTTCCAAAGGGTTTATTCCTTTTGAGTTTAATGCTGCACAAAGAATAGTACACGAGAAGTTAGAAGAACAATCCCAGAAGATGGGTAAGGTTCGAGCTATCATTCTGAAATCTAGACAACAAGGTTTATCTACCTATGCGACTGCTAGGGTATACTGGAAGAGTTACTTTAACGCTTTCAATAAGTCTGTTGTTATGGCTCATGACTCAGCTACTTCTGACGCTCTGTTTACCATGAGTAGAAATACTATTCAGTACATGAGCGACGAATACCGACCAGAATTTAAGAAGTCTAACGCTAAAGAGATTATGTTTGAACATAATGATTCTGGCTATAGACTGTATACTGCGGGTTCTCCTGAAGCTGGTCGAGGTACTACTCCGACCATTGCTCACCTCTCTGAGGTAGCCTTCTGGACTCATGATGAGAAGATCCTTGCTGGTTTATTTCAGGGTATTTCTGAAGCTGAAGGTACTGAAGTTATCCTTGAGAGCACAGCTAACGGTGTAGGAAATGCTTTCCACAGATTATGGGTGGGAGCTATGAAGGGTGAGAACGAGTATGTTCCCATCTTTATTCCGTGGTTTATGACTCCTGAATATCGTAGGAAGGTATTTGAAGGGTTTGAATGTACCGAAGAAGAAACAGCATTAAAAGAAAAATATAATTTAGATGATGAACAAATCTACTGGAGAAGGCTAAAAATAGCTGAATCTGGTGGTGATAAGTTCCGACAAGAATATCCTTCCACGCCTGAGGAAGCGTTTATTGTCAGTGGTAGTAACGTATTCGACATAGAGAAGTTAAACAATCTTGTTCCCCAGCCTATATTGGCTCAAAGGGAATTTGATTACGAGTCGTGTCTCTTCGAAGATGCTCCTAGGGGTTCCCTGGAGATTTATAAGTATCCTACATTTGAGGATTCTTTTGTTATTGCTGGCGATGTTAGTCTGGGTGTTGGACAGGACTACTCCTGTGCTGTTGTTATGAATAACCACAGGGAAGTTTGTGCTGTATATAGGAATAATACAATCGATCCAAGTAAATATGGAGACCTATTGTTTTACCTAGGAAGATATTTTAATAATGCTTTATTAGGTGTAGAATCTAATTCTATGGGTATTGCTACTCTAAATAGATTAAAGCAGATGAACTATCAAAACTTATATCATCAAACAAAAGTAGCTAATGTATCTGAAGAAGAAGGTCAAAGGTTAGGATGGAGAACTACTTCACAAACTAAACCTATGATTATTGGATATTTAAAGAATGCTATTGAGAATGACGATATTTGGATTCCATCTAGGATTATGATAGATGAATTAATGAATTACGTAGCTGATGCTAATGGTAAGACTAATGCTATCACAGGTCATCACGATGATACTGTAGTTGCTCTTGCTATTGCACTTGAGATATTAAGAACTCATGGTCATAAGTTGACTAATACAAGAGTTCCGTGGTCTCAACAGGTAGGTAGTTACCACTATGAAGAGAAAGGGCAATGGCTATGAGTATTTTACCAATGTCTAAGGAAGAAAAAGAAAGTCTGAAGAAACTAATTAAGCCTCCTAAAGAAGTTAAATTAGTGAATAAGGAAGATAAAAAGATTTCTAAGGGTGAGTTTAAAAACCTACCGATTAGATCTAAATAATTCCCCTTGTGTCCTCAGATGCTGTCCACTCGTGTCTGGGAAGTAAGAAGTGGAACTAATTGCAGTCTTTGCTCTTGAACAAAGTAAGTTCTATGACCGAAGACTAACATATGGTCATTGTGACCTTGATAGATAGACTGATAGAACCTGAGAGGTTACGATGGGTATTACAAAATACAATACTGATTATAAGCAAAAAGTATCTGATGAAGAACTAGTTGCTATGATCGAACAAGGAGTTATGAACTCTGTAGGAGACTTCCTAAATAGTTCATCTCTTGCGAAAGAAAGACAGAAGTCTACTTATGAATATGCAATGCAACCATGGGGTCACTTAGAACCTAATGGAGTATCTCGCATTGTTTCTTCTGATACAGTAGAAGCTGTAGAAGGTTACAGCGCTGTTCTTTCCGAATTAATGTTTAACAATAATAAGATTGCAAGGTTTATTCCTTTAGGCACAGGTCCTAAGGCTTATTCAGATGCTCGTAAAGCTTCTGACCTTGTAAACTACTGTATCTTCAAACAGAATCCTGGATGGCAAGTACTTAACACATGGGTTAAAAGCTCTTTGTTATGGAAGAATTCCATTGTAGAATGGGAATATATTGAGGATTACTGTTATGATTTTGAAGAATATGATGAGATTAGCCAAGCTAATTTAGATATTATTCTTGCTGATCCTGATGTAGAAATTGTAGGAGAATTAACCTACGATCAAGAATTACAGACCAACGAAGAAACAGGTCAAGCTGAATACCAAATGGTTTACAAGGATGTTCGTTTAAAAAGGACTTATGATAAATCAAGAGTTAAGCTTACGAATATTCCTCCAGAGTCTTTCCGTATTACGAGAGACGCTAATTCACTTGATGATGCCGCTTTCGTGGGTATCCAATTTACTGCTACACGTAGTGATGTACGTAAAGAATATCCTGAAATTGCTGATTCTATCGATTGGGATTCTATTGGGGATGGTTCTGCTGATTGGGCTACTAAGTATACGGAAGAGGAATCTGCACGTAAGAACGTAGTAGGTGAAGAATACTGGATAGGCGGTAACGCTAAAGAGTTATTCCCGCTGGAAGCTAACCAAGAAGTAACAATTATTAAATGCTGGTTACGAGTAGATCGTGACGGTGATGGTATTGCTGAACTTAAGAAGTTCATGATTGCAGGTAACGTCATTCTTTCCGAGGAGGATGTCGACTGTGTACAGCTTGCTTCTTTATGTCCATTTGAGATTCCGCATGAGTTCCATGGTTTATCTATGGCAGATATGGCTCGACCATCTACCCTTGCTACTACTGCTATTTTACGTGGCTTTGTAGAGAATACTTATTTAACTAACTACTCACCTAAGCTAGCTGATCCTAACGTTGTAGACTTTAGTGCGCTACAAAATATGAAGCCTAAGCAAATTATTGCAACCAACGGTAATCCGATGAATGCAGTATCTGCTTTGACTCCTGATACTATTAGCACAGGTACAGTTCCTTTGTTAGAGTATTTACAGAAACACAAAGAACAAGCAACAGGTTTGAGTAAAGCTGCTCAAGGCTTAAATGATACATTATACGTATCAGGTAACTCTGAACAGAAAGTAAGTCAAGTACAATCTGCTGCACAAATCCGTATTCAACATATTGCAAGACGATATGCAGAAACAGGTATTAAACGTCTTATTGAAGGTGTTTATAAGACGATGAAGAAGAATCTTAAGGGTAAAAAGTTTAGATACTCTGACTCTAATAATTTCTTCCAGACTATTGATTTAGCTACACTACCAGACAATATGATGGTGATAGCAGATGTTGACGTAGGTGAACATTCAAATCAAAATACAATTAAAAAGATGACTCTTATTGGTCAACAGATCTTCCCTGCGCTAATGCAGGCAGGAGCTGGAGCAGTTATTAATCCTGCTGCCGCTGCTGTTATAGCATCTAAGACTATTGAGGCTCTTGACCTAGATCCTTTAGACTTTATTGTTGACTTTACTGACCCGAAGTTTGTAGAACAAGCTGCGCAGTCAAGACAAAAAGAACAACAAGAAGCAGAAGAACAAAAGATGTTAGCTAAACAGCTTCAGCAAATGGAAGCTGGTTTGAAACAAGCTAATATCGACTTTACTAACATACAAACCAAAAATGCGTTACAAGATAATACAAGGCAACTTATGGTATCACTCGATAAGAGCTACCAAGAATGGTCTAAACTTTATATTGAAGCGGCAAAGGAGGGGGTCGATCTCCCTGCAAGACCTAGTGCAGAAGAACTACTACAAATAGCTGGGAAGCTAGTTGGGCTAGGAGACGATGCAGGTGAAATGGAAGAAGCTCAAGAAGAACCTGAGCAACAACAACCGATGATGTAAACAGATAGGGAGTGAAATATCTCCCTGTCTATTACTTATACACAACTCAAGAAGAGGATTATGGAAAAGTATAAGAAACGGTTTGAAGAAAAAGTCAAACCAAAGGTAGACCATGAAGATGGTGAAATGAAAGTAAACCCGTTTAGAGATGCACAGTTCGCTTTAACACGAGCTTCATTTGCTAAACAAGACAGAGAGCAGTTTTTCTCTGATGCTTATGCGGATATCTTAACCGAACTATTTGTTCAATGGTTAAAGACAGAACCGCATTGCACAAAAGAACGTGAGTACCTATACCATGTAGCTATGGCATTAGGTAGTGTCAAAGAAAGATTAGTTCAAATCGAGCAATTCGGTAAGAACGCTGCTTACATCCAACAAAAAGAAGAGAAAGTTGATGATGAACAATAAAGATGTATACACAAAAGCTATTGAAAACTTATCGAAAACTCAAGTAGCTTTACTTAATGAAATCAGTATTGCAGATGGTCGAGCACGACTACATGCCCCTACATTCCATTATGTAAGTATGGCTATTGCCGAAATTAAGGCATTACAAGAACAAAATTCACCTAAGGAGAAAACTAAAGAAGTTGCTCCTAAGGTTTCAACAGCTAAAAAAGCTGCTTAACAGGACACAAAGGACAAATAAATTATGAGTACAGTACCAGATCTCTCTACCCGAACCGATATTACGGAGTCAAATCCTGAAATCGTGGATGACGGATATACTAACTCAGAGTCAGAAGCGAAGAGTCTCGATGACATTCTACGTAACTCTCCTATGCGTGATAAGCTAGGATTGCCAGAAGAATCTCTACCAGAAGATGACGATAGTAGCGACCCGACTCCAGATGATTCATCGGAAGAAGAAGACCCCGAAGAGAACGATGAAGAATCTGCTGATGTAGATGAGGAAGAAAACGAAGAAGATAATTCAGAAGAAGATGCAGATGAGGATGATACGTCTACCCAAGATGCTGACATGCCTTCCGAAGAAGATATCGACTGGGAATATAGAATTCCTATCAAGGTTGATGGTAAGATTGAATACGTAACTCTTGAAGAAGTACGTAAAGGTTATTCCACTGATCAACATCTATCTCAAAAAGGGCGAGAACTTGGTGAGCTTAAAAAGCAAATCGAGGTTGAAAGAACAGAAAAACTTAACGAGTTAGTAGAGTTAGGTGCTTCCTTACATGACACACTTACATCGGAAGAAACTAAACTAGCAGGTGAATACCACAAACTTAATGCCGAACTGCAGAAGGCTAGAGATGATGGTGATACCTACACTGCTCGTGAATTACGAGATCAAGTAGAAGAAGCGCAGGCAAAGTACTGGGAAGTACGTAACCAGCGTGAATCACAAATCAAAGCAGTTGCTGAGAAGCTTCGCCAAGAGCAAGCACAAGTACAGCAACAATTGCTTGAGAAGTTCCAAGAAGATATTCCTAATTATATGCCTGACTTTAACGAGAAGGTAGCAAAGGAAATTAGAGAGTTCGCTCTTAATGAAGGACTCCCAGAGGAACTATTGAACAATATCTACGATGCTAAAGTAATTAAAGTCTTAAATGATTATCGTTTACTCAAAACCGCTAAAGACAAAGGTGCTGAGAAACGCAAGGCTGCTCCAACTAAAAAGTCGATACCTGTAAAGAAAGGTAAATCGATTGATGATGTTAAAGCAACTAAAACAAAATCAATGAGAGCTAAAGTTTTAACTGGTGAAGGTTCAGAAAGAGATCAAATTGATTTCTTAAAGAATCTTTCTTCGATATCCAAGAAACTATAATAATTTTAAAAACAATTCTTTTGGAGAATATTTAATATGGCACGTACATTCGCAACAGGCGGTCCTAAAGCCGCTGCTGGCGCTGCATCAGTAAACGCTTCAGAGCGTGAAGATCTAGCAAACTTTATTTCAATGATTAGCCGTGACGAGACTCCTTTCTTGTCATCTATCGGTAAGACAAAAGCAACTGCAGTATTGCACGAGTGGCAAACTGACGAATTAGCTTCACCTACTTCAGGTGCTGTAGCTGAAGGCGTAAGCTACTCAACAGTAGCAACTGCTCAAGCTAACGAACCAATCCGTACTCGTTTAGGTAACTACACACAGATTAACAGCAAGACTGTTACTGTTACTGGTACTAAGCGTGCTGTGGATCAAGCTGGTGTTGCTGACGAATACGCATATCAGTTGAAGAAACGTGGTACAGAACTACGTCGTGACGTTGAGTTCGACATGGTTGGTTCATGGAACGATTCAAACGGTTCAGGCACACGTACTTTCGGTGGCTACCAAGCTTGGGCTAACCAAGTAGTAGTTAACGCTGGTGCTTCAGGTGCTTACACAGCTCCTACAACTAAAGGTATTGGCGATGCTGGTACAATTACTCGTGGTTCAGCTGATGCTAACTTGGGTTCACTAGAGCTATCTCATGTTGACCAAGTAATGCAAGAGATCTACCAGAACGGTGGTAAGGCAACTAAACTAATGGCTTCACCAAAGGTTCGTCGTCAGTTTTCTGCTAAGGCACAAGCTGCTGGCTCAAACGTACGTCGTAACATCGACGAGAGCGGCAAGCTACGTCAATCAGTAGAAATCTACGAATCAGATTTCGGTGATGTTATGGTTGTTCCTAACTACATTATGGGTCTTGGTACTAACGCTGATACATCAGTATTGGTTTACGATCCAATGTGGTTCAACTATGCTTCTTTGCGTCCAATGCAAGAAGTTGACTTGGGTCAATTAGGTGACTCTATCATCGGTCAATTGATCGAAGAAGGTACTTTAGAGTGCCGCAATCCAAAAGGTTGTGGTCTAATCGTAGGTACTGGCGCTTAATTAAAAATTAAGTAACCTATAAGGGGAGAGGTAATTCTCTCTCCTTATTAAATTCGAGGAAAAATATGTCTTATTTAAGAATCACAGCTGCTGATAAAAATATTACACTTGTATCTGAGAACACGGAAATTATTATTTATACAACACCTTATACTACAACAAATGGTATTCTGAAACAAGGTCGTATTACTCGTGTTGATTACGCAGGTACTAGCGTTACAAGCATTCCACAATATAATGGAACAAACATTCTATACGAATATGGTCGTTTATCTGACCATGGAGAGTTACAAGTTATCTTTTCAAATAGGTAAAGAACAACGGAGGACACACTAATTATGGAATACAAATCACAAGAATACAATCCTTATAGTTTTACTGTTAAGGAAAGTAAAAATGATTTTCGCTTAGAACAAGATGTTCAAGCATATAAGGACTTTGCGGCTGAAAGTCGTGAAGCCAACCAATACTTCGGTGGAAGCAAACAATACAGATCGTTCTGTATTATTCCCGATATTGTAGCAATCGATATATTAACTAAGTATCAGATTGATATTCATAGTAACGACTTCATGAGTAATCCTGCTCTTATTAAAAGAGTAAAACAAATTATAAAAACAGATTACCCAGAGTTATTAACAAATACTATTGTTAATAGTAAAACATTTTATTAAGGAACTAATATGGCAGCTAAATATGATGCTCTAGTTACAAAGGTACGTGACTGGGCGAACAAGCCCTTGGAAGCTACTATTCCGACAAGCGTCATTCAAGACTGCTTAGACTATTCAGCGGATGAGATTTACAGAACTCTTCGCATTCCTCCTTTAGAAAAGACTGTTACTTACACAATTACTTCTCTTGATAACGCTGGTAGTGTTACAACTGACGAAAACAAATATTCTATTATTCCTATTCCAGAAGACTTAATTCAGTTTGTTTATATTAGACAAGCTCCTTCTACTAATAAAGAATCAATTGTGTTTCAAGAATACACAGATGAAAGAACTTTCTTTGATTCCTATTCTGATAAATATAGCAGATACAATTGGGTTAGAAGAGGAAACAATATTTGTATTCACCCTCAATTAGAAGAGGGGCAAATTATTGAAATTCATTATTACAGAAGATTAGCTCCTTTAAATGCTACTTATTTAGTTATTAAAGAGAACTATGAGATGGGTACTTCTGATGCATTACAACCTTTCTTTGATGTATCTAATTCTACCCTAGGAACTCCTTTGTATGTAACTTCTACTGCTGCTTACAACAATGTAGCAGATGTTCCTGCTGGTCAATCATATGTAACTAAATACTTTACAGGTAAAGAAGTACAAAACTGGTTAAAAGAAAATAACGAAAGACTACTCTTATGGGGTGCTCTTTTTAACGTAGGTGCTTATCTTCAAGATGATGCTATGATGGTTAAGTACAATAAAATGTTCCTTGATACATTGGCTAATTTAAATAAAGAAGAAAAATATCGTAGAGCATTAGGTGGTAACGTACAAACAAACTTTAATTCTCGTGGCTTAATCTAAGGAGTAACTTATGGCTTATAATAATTCTAGCGGAATTTACTTAAGTAATCCTACTGGAGGCAACTACGAAGGATATAATGGCGAAGGTGGTATTTACGAAGGTAATACTACTGGTGGTGTCTATGAAGACCAAACACCTAGCCAAGAATATAATACGCTAAGTAGAGCAGAACAAGCTGCCCTATTAGCAAAACAATATAGAGATGAAGCTTTAGCCGCAAAAGTAGCTGCTGAACAAGCAGAAGCTAATGCAGAGTTAGCAGAGACAAATGCTGAGACTGCTGAAACTAATGCAGAGACTGCTGAGACTAATGCTGAAGCAGCTCAAGCCGCAGCAGAAGCAGCAAGAAACCTAGCAAATACTTATAAGATAGCTGCAGAAGCTGCTAAGACAGCTGCAGAGTTAGCTCAGTCAAGAGCAGAAACTGCAGAGACTAATGCAGAAACAGCCGAAACAAACGCAGAGACAGCAGAGGCTAATGCGGAAGCTGCTCAGGCAGCAGCTGAAGCGGCTCGCAATGCGGCTCTTGTTGCAGAAACTAATGCAGAAACTGCGGAAACAAATGCTGAGTTAGCTGAAGTAAACGCTGAAGCAGCTCAAGCAGCTGCAGAAGCTGCCAGAGATTTAGCAAACACATATAAAATAGCAGCTCAAACAGCAAAGACAGCAGCAGAATTAGCTGAGACTAACGCTGAAACTGCAGAGACTAATGCGGAAGCAGCTCGTGATGCAGCTCTTGCGGCTCAAGTAGCAGCAGAGTTAGCTGAGACTAATGCAGAGACTGCTCGTGCAGGTGCTGAGACAGCCGAGACTAATGCTGAAACAGCAGAAGCGGGGGCAATAGCAGCTCGTAATGCAGCTCAAGCAGCTCAAGCTTCAGCAGAAGCAGCTCGTGATGCTACACTTACAGCTTATGATAATTTTGATGATAGATACCTAGGTACTAAAACAACAGACCCAACATTAGATAATGATGGTAATGCTCTTGTAGCAGGTGCTTTATACTTTAATTCCACATTAGGAATTATGAAGGTATACACAGGCTCTGCTTGGGTAGCAGCTTATGTATCTGGTGCTGATTATTTATTAAAGACAAGTAACTTAAGTGATTTAACAAACGTAGCTACTGCAAGAACTAATCTTGGATTAGGTACAGCAGCAACTACTGACAGTACAGCTTACGCTACTGCTGCTCAAGGTACTAAAGCAGATACTGCTATCCAAACAATCACTTCTAGTGATGCTAGTCTTTTAATTACTCCTACAGGTACTTCTATTGATGTAATAGTATCAGCTGATTCTCCTGCATCTACTTTAGTAGCTTCAGTAAGAAATGAAACAGGTTCTACTTTAACTAAAGGTACTGTTGTTTATTCTGGTGGTGCTTCTGGTAATAAAATGCTAGTGCTTAGAGCATTAGCTACTAGTGATGCTACCTCAGCACAAACCTTTGGTATGGTTACTGCTGATATACCTAACAATCAAAATGGTTATGTAACTATTTCAGGAGTTGTATCTGGATTAAATACTTTAGGGTTAACTGAAGGCGGTATTGTTTACCTTAGCCCTACAGTAGCTGGTGGATATACACAAACAAAACCATCAGCACCTAATCATTTAGTGTATGTTGGTATTGTTACTAGAGTGCATGCTACTCAAGGTTCTATTCAAACACGTATTCAAAATGGATATGAACTAGATGAGATTCACGATGTAGCTATTTCTGGTGTTGCTCAAAATGATTTCTTAGTTCGTAATGGTTCTAATCTTTGGGTTAACCAATCACCAGCTACAGCAAGAACTTCTTTAGGTTTAGGCACAGCAGCAACTACTAATAGTACTGCTTATGCTACAGCAGCACAAGGTGCTAAGGCAGATACTGCTATTCAAACAGAAACAGATCCTGTTTATGTAGCATCTAGCTGGTATTCAACAACAAACAATTCAGCTAATTGGAATACAGCTTACGGATGGGGCAACCATGCCACAGCGGGGTATCTAACTAGTTATACCGAAACAGATCCTATTTATGTAGCTTCTTCTTGGTACTCAACCACTAATAACTCTGCTAACTGGAACACTGCATATGGCTGGGGTAATCATGCTTCTGCGGGATACGCTTCAGATAGTACAGTTGTAAAGTTAAGTGGTGATCAAACAATATCAGGAACTAAAACATTTAGTTCTACTATTACTGGCTCTATTAGCGGTAACGCAGGGACAGTTACTAATGGTGTAGTTACTACAGGAAGTTATGCTGATCCTTCATGGATTACTAGCTTAGATGATGGTAAAGTATTACCTTCAATGTCTGGTAACTCAGGTAAATATTTAACAACAGATGGAACAAACAGTGCTTGGGCTACAGTAACAGTTGATGCAGACCCAGCAGGTACAGCAGTAGCTCTTGCAATTGCTTTAGGTTAAGGAAAAATATATGGCAAATACATTCACATCGTATGTAAATAAAGATGTAGGAACATCAGCAGCTACTGTTGTTACTGTAGGTTCAGGAGTACAAACTACTGTTATTGGTATGTCTTGTTCAAATACAACAACAGCACCAGTATCTGTAGATGCTTACATTACTCGTTCTTCAGTAAATTATTATCTCATTAGAGGTGCAACAGTACCTGTAGGTGGTTCTTTGGTTATTGTTGGTGGAGATCAAAAAGTTGTTTTAATTGCGGGAGATGCTCTTAGAGTAGTTAGCTCTGCAGCATCTTCTGTTGATACGGTTACATCAGTACTAAATATATCTTAAGGAGGTATTATGAGTTATATCGGTAATACCCCTACTACTCAGGGGTTCTCCCCTGTTGTAGATTACTTTAGTGGTAATGGCTCAACAACTGCTTTTACTTTATCCCGCCCTGTTGCTTCAGTAGCTCAGGTACAGGTTACTATTGAGAACGTACCTCAGAATCCAGGATCAGCATTTACTGTATCTGGTAATACAATTACGTTTGATGGTGCGCCACCAAGCGGTACTAATAATATTTATGTGTATTACACTAGTCCTATTACTCAGGTGATTCAGCCAGGACAAGGTACTGTAGGTACAGCGCAGATTCAAAATGGTGCGGTTATTCCTGCTGACCTAAGTACAGGTGGTCCTTTTTGGAATACTAGTGGCAACTTAGGTGTTGGTACTACTAACCCAACTTCAAAAGCACATATAATTACTGATACAAAAGGATTACTAGTTGAGTCGGGTTCTGGTGGTTATACGTCTTTAGGATTTAAAAGTGCAGGAGGTGTTTCGGCATCCCTAACTACTACTTCTGCGGATATATTAATTGGTTCATTAAATACTACCGAAACAGGTTCAAACGGTGAATTTGTAATTACTCCTTCTAATTTAAATCGCCTTAAAATAAATTCTGGTGGGCAAATTACAATGCCAAATCAACCAGCCTTTTTTGTGATAACTAATGGTGCTTATACAGTAGGTAACGATATTGTTTATAACGACGTTCCAGTAAACAGAGGTAGTCATTATAACGTTAGCTCAGGTAGATTTACAGCTCCTGTAGCTGGTCTTTATTTCTTTTCAATGAAAAATTTGCAGACAAATACTAGTTCAGTTATTCGTTTTTACTTTGTAAGAAATGGTACAGTTCTTGGTCGAGGCAGTGGAATTGATGGTGCTTACCAATTAAGAATTGAAAATTCAACAGGAAATTTTAAAGAGCAACAAACTAGTGTAATACTTTCTTTGAATGCTAATGATTACGTAACAGTTAGACAAATAGAAGGGTCTAGTAGTGTTGACGGTAGTGGCTATTCAACGTTTTTAGGGTATCTTTTAGGCTAAAATTTTAAAGGAAATAAAATGGTAACTTACACAATTACTTTAAGTGATGCCGAAGATAAGGCATTACACGTAGTATCATTATCAGCACAAGACTGGATTGATAACGCAGTACATGAACGTTGCAGAATTGCTATTGATGAAATCGTCAATGCAGAAGTACAACGTAAACTATCTAACGGAGAATCTATTACAGGTTCTAAAGAGGATATCGTAATGGCAGCTGATATTGAATCTGCTGCTGAAAGACAAGCTAGAATGGAAGCTGAAGCTCAAGCAAGACTAGCAGAACAGGAAGTTTAATATGCCGATTAGTCAGATAGTAACAAATAGTATTGCTAACGGAGCTGTTGTTGCTGATGATTTAGCTAATAACTCTATTACTTCTTCTAAGATTGCTTCAGGACAAACCCTTGCTTTAAATGGTATTCAATTTCCTGCTACTCAAGTATTAAGCGCTGATGCAAATACGTTAGATGATTATGAAGAAGGTACTTGGACACCAATTTTGGGAGGCGCTGGCGGTAACGGCACTTTAACGTACGCTTTGCAACAAGGTGGGTATACAAAAATTGGAAATATGGTTACATGCTGGGGGCGTGTTCAAGCAAGCTCAACCGTTTCTGGTGGCAGTGGAACATTACAAATTTTTGGACTTCCGTTTACAGCAGCTAATACTGTAGGTTGGTTTGGGCATTCAACTATCGGCTATTTTAACAATTTATCAGCTTATGGCAGTGGTGGAAGTTTAACTATTTTAGGTCCAGAAGCTGGCACAACTTACTTAAGATTCCATGCGTTTTCAAACACGGGTGTATCAGGACTTCCAACACAAGCCAACTTGTTAAATGGAACAGAATTTTATTTTGGTTGCTCGTACAGGGTGTAAGCGTAAAAAATTTGTATAAAGGATTAAAAATGTCATTAACAGAAACCAAAGTAATTGACCGTATTGAAGTGATTGAAAATAGCATCGTTCAGGTGCGTGAAGCTACTCGTATCATGAAAGACGGTGAGCAAATTGCTCAGACATATCACCGCTGGAGTTTTGCTCCTGGCTCTGATGTATCAGCTATGCCATCAAATGTACAAGCAATTGCAGCAGCAGTATGGACAGAAGAAGTAATTCAAAACTACCAGATGCAACAAGAAGAAAATGCTAATAGATTATAGGAGTATAAATGTCATATATCGGCAATAGCCCTACCTCTGTAGCGTTCCTTACGGATTCCTTCAGCGGCAATGGCTCTCAAACAGCGTTTACTTTAACGCAAGCACCAGCGAATACAAGCTCAATTCTTGTAGCTATCTCTGGTGTATTACAAGACCCAAGCACATACAGTGTATCGGGTACAACTCTAACTTTCTCTCCAGCACCTCCAACAGGAACAGCTAATATCTCTGTTAGATTTCTTGGAGTACCTGCTTCAGGAGTTACTACTACAGCCTACCGCACAGTTACTGAGTTTACAGCTACTGCTGGTCAGACATCTTTCTCAGTACCCTCATACACAGTAGGGTATATTGATGTATATCGCAACGGAGTCATGCTTGGTTCCGCTGATTATACAGCAACAAGTGGTTTAACAGTTGTATTAGCTAATGGATGTACAGCAGGAGATTTAGTTGAGGTAATTAGCTTTCAAGTTAGTTCAGTTCTCAATGCTATTCCAAATGCAGCTGGATCGGTGAGTACTAATAACCTAGCGGATAACTCAGTGACTACTGCTAAGATTGCTCCAGGTGCTGTAATACCTGCTGACTTAAGTACTGGTGGTCCTTTTTGGGATGCTTCAGGCAATATAGGTGTTGGTACTACTAGCCCATCAACAGTGTACGGGGCGAAACTAGCGGTTACTGGTGGAAATATAATTGCTGATTTTGATAAAACAATTGGTTTTCAGTGGTCTGGTGGTTTAAACCAATACTTTAAAGGCATTTCTGGCGTACCACAATTAGCTGGTGGCGCTCGTGGTTTACATGTATTTAACTATGATAACGACGCAAGCCAAGGTATTCGCTTTTGGGGTGGAACTTTCACATCAAGAGCAGAACTTGGTGGCTTTGAAAATAATGGCAACTTTCAATTCAACTCAGGATACGGTTCAGTTGCTACTGCTTACGGATGTCGTGCATGGGTTTGTTTCAGGGGTGATGGAACAGTAGCTATTCAGGGGGCAGGTAACGTAAGCTCAATAACTGATATTGGTCTTGGTAGTTATGCAGTTAATTTTTCTACAGCAATGGTAGATACAAATTATGCTTGCGTTATGGGACAACAAAGAAGTGGAACATCAGACTTTATTAACGAAGGTTTTAATAGAGGTACAAGCTCAACAAGAGTTGAAACTTTTGCAAATGGAAGTGGTGCTGATTTTCCAAGAGTGCAACTTGCTTTCTTCCGTTAATTAAAAGGACTAATTATGAATCAAAGAATTATTTACCCTACTGATGATGGCGGTGTTGCTATTATTATTCCAGCTCCTGAGTATCTTGAAACGCATACAATTGAAGAACTAGCTTCCAAGGATGTACCTGAGGGCAAGCCTTATAAGATTATAGACGTTGCTGACATTCCTACAGATAGAACTTTTAGAGATGCTTGGGAGTATCAAGAATGATTACTATTAATTTAAATAAAGCAAAAGAAATTACTAAAGAACGTTTACGTCTTGAGAGAACTCCTTTGTTACAAGCTCAAGATATAGCTTTTCAAAGAGCTTTAGAGAGTGGTGAAGACACTACAGAGATTGTTGCTGAGAAACAAAGACTAAGGGATATTACTAAATTAGCTGATGAAGCAGAAACACTAGAAGAATTGAAAGGTATTTCGCTATGACAAAAGCAGTAAACGTAGCATCTACAACTTTGCCTTCATGGACTACTGCAACTAGACCCGCAAGCCCTGCTGTTGGTCAGCAGGGTGTAAACACTACTTTAAATACGGTTGAGATTTATACAGGCTCAACCACTGGATGGGCTACAAGCTTTACGTTTCCGTATACCGTTGAATACTTAGTTATTGCTGGTGGCGGAGCTGGTGGCGCTCATGCAGGATCTGGCGGCGGTGCTGGCGGGTATAGAAATTCTGTTACTGGAGAATTGTCTGGTGGAAACTCTTCTGCTGAAACGCCTGCACTTTTTACACCATCAGTTTCATACATAATTACTGTTGGTGCTGGAGCGGCTGCCGTTCAAAACGCAACTGCTTCAAATGGATCAAATTCTTCTATTGTTGGATCAGGACTAACGACAATAACTTCACTTGGCGGCGGCGGCGGAAGGGGCAATGCCACGGATAGCGTAGGAAATAGTGGCGGTTCTGGTTCTGGCGGTGCAAGCGCAACTTCTGCTTTGGTTGGCGGTTCTGGCACTTTGGGGCAAGGTACTAATGGCGGCACAAACTCAAACAACTGGGGGACAGGTGGCGGTGGTGGCGCAGGTGCTGCTGGTGGTAATGGTTCTGGGAGCAATGCTGGTAACGGCGGAAATGGATTAAGTTCTTCTATTAATGGAACTGCGGTAACCCGCGGTGGTGGCGGTGGTGGAAGTTCACAAACTGCTACGCACGGATCTGGCGGAAGTGGCGGCGGTGGAAATGGTGTTGGAACTGGTACAGGTGGCTCTGGTACTGCTAACACAGGCGGCGGTGGCGGGGGCATTCACTCCAATATTGGTTTTGGTGGAGCTGGTGGCTCAGGAGTTGTAATCATTCGCTACTTAGGCTCGCAACGTGGTACAGGTGGTACGGTTACATCTGCTGGTGGTTACACAATCCATACATTTACATCATCTGGTACATTTACAGCATAAGGAGATAACATGAGTCATTTCGCAAAAGTAGTAAACAATGTAGTAACTCAGGTTATTGTTGCTGAACCAGAATTCTTTGAGACATTCGTGGACTCATCTCCAGGAGAATGGATTCAAACATCTTATAATACTTATGGTAATCAGCATGTATTAGGTGGAACTCCTCTGCGGAAAAACTACGCAGGGATTGGTTTTACCTATGATCGTACTCTTGATGCCTTTATTCCTCCTAAACCATTTGCAAGTTGGATTCTTAATGAAAATACTTGCTTATGGGAAGCTCCTGTAGCTTATCCTACAGATGGTAAAGACTATATGTGGAACGAAGAAACAATTAATTGGGAAGAAGTCCCAGCAAACGAGGAGAACTAATTATGCCACTAACTCAGGTTAGTCCAGGATTGTTATCCTCGGACTCGCAATATACGGGATTTAAGAATAGAATCATCAATGGCGATATGCGCATTGACCAGCGTAACAATGGTGCGAGTGTTAGTTTAGCAGATGGAATCTATAATCTAGACAGATTTCAGGGTTCTGTTTCACAAGCAAGTAAAATTACAGTTCAGCGTTCATCAACCGCTCCTGTTGGGTTTATAAATTCACAAATACTTACTGTATCTAGCACTATGACTATAGGAGCTGGAGATTATTGTGGAAATGCCCAAGCTATTGAAGGTTTTAATACTTCAGACCTTGGCTTTGGCACAGCGAACGCTCAATCAGTTACAGTATCGTTTTGGGTAAGGTCAAGTATTACAGGCACATATAGCGTGGCTTTACACAATGCCGCTTTTAATAGGACTTGTGCAAAAGGATATACAATAAATGCTGCAAACACTTGGGAATATAAAACCATAACATTTACAGGTGATACTAGTGGCACATGGCTTACTGATAACAGCATTGGCATAAAAGTCTATTTTGCTCTAAGCATGGGTTCAACTTATGGTGGCGGAACAGACGGAGCGTGGTCATCAACACCTAAATTGGCAGTAACAGGTCAAACTCAATGGGCTACTAATTCAGGAGCAACCTTCTACATCACAGGTGTTCAACTAGAAAAAGGCTCTACTGCCACTAGCTTTGATTACAGACCTTATGGTACTGAGTTGGCGTTGTGTCAGAGGTATTGTATTGTTTACACACAAGACCAGGATTTTAGCAGAATTGCACCAGGGTCTTCTTTCACTACAACAGTTGCTGTCTATCAAACTGCTTTTCCTGTAGAGATGAGAGCAATACCGACAATCACAACAACGGATTTGTCTATGTTTAGGGATGTGTTTCCAGCTCGTGTGGCTAGTCCTTCAGCGTTAGTTTGGAGTGAAGGCTCAAGAAAGACTGCTGGATTTAATACAACAAACACAGGTTTTACAGTAGGGCAGGCTGGTTGGTTTTCTACTAACAATGCAAACGCTCGTATTACATTTTCTGCGGAGCTTTAATAATGCAATATAAACTTCAAAACAACTTGGCAGGTCAAGCCTGTGCTGTAACCATTGTTGGTCAAAACATTAGCATCCCATTTGACCAAGACAACACAGACTACCAAGAGTACCTAAAGTGGCTTGAAGAGGGTAATACCCCAGAACCTGCAGAGGAGCAATAATGACAGACGAAGTAACAGGAAAAGATATTGGTGCTTTAGAAGCACAAGTATCTATTCTGATTAATGAAGTCCATCTTCTGCGTAAGGAGATGGCACAAGTAAATGCAGTAATTAACCAAGGTAAAGGTGGTCTGTATGTTCTCTTGCTAACAGCAGGAGTACTAGGTTCAGGTATTACTTTATTAATTAAAAAGTTCTTTGGAGGATAACCATGAAACAAGGGTTATACTCTAATATACATGCAAAAAGAAAGAGAATAGCTAAAGGATCTGGCGAAACAATGCGTAAGCCAGGAACTAAAGGCGCTCCTACTGCTAAAGCATTTAAAGATTCAGCAAAGACAGCGAGGAAAAAATGATTAAAAAAGGTAAAGAGACTTTCTCTGGTTATAACAAACCAAAAAGAACACCTAACCATCCTACTAAATCCCATGCTGTCTTAGCTAAGTCTGGTAGTACAGAAAAGCTAATTCGTTTTGGTGCTCAAGGTGTACAAGGAAGCCCTGATGGATCTAAGCGTAATGAAGCTTGGAAGGCTCGTCATGCAAAAAATATCTCTAAGGGACCTCTATCAGCGGCTTATTGGGCTAATAAGGTGAAGTGGTAATGAAGACTATACTATACTTCTGGGGACTCCTTGTTGTTGTATGTATTAGTTTAACTGCTAAACAAGTATTAGCTCAACCTATTGTAACTGACTCTACTTCTAAATCAGAGACTACAGTTAAGTCACCACCACCATCAGCAATTAGTCCTGCTATTACAACTATTAATAACAAAATGTGTAGTAGTGGTGTAGCTGCAGCGGTACAGACTCAAATCTTTGGTATCTCTATGGGTACTACTGTAAGAGATGCTAATTGTGAAATGATTATTAAAGCAGAATCATTGTTTAATATGCAAATGAAGACTGCTGCTGTTGCCGTTATGTGCCAAGATGCTAATAACTGGTGGGGTATGTGGGATGCAGGTACTTATTGTCCTATTGAAGGAAAAGTAGGCATGGCTGCTAAAGAACATTGGGATGCTAATCCTGATATGAAACCTAGTAGACCTAAGATAAAATGAAAAAGTTACTGATGCTATTGCTATTAAGCTGTAGCTTAGGACAAGCACAGATTATTCAACATAATATATCGGATGATGGATATGCTAGAGTACCCCTTCAATTTGGATTTCCTTACTATGGTAGTGTGTTTACTGAATCTTATATGTTCAGTAACGGTGTTGTTGGTTTCCTCAATCCGACAAATAGTTGGTGTTGTACAGGATTTGACTTAAGAGTTAATAATGGAACTCCATTTAACTTTGCTATTATGCCTTTGCAAACTGACCTTATTAACTATGGTCAAGGTAGGTTTTTAAGCGAAGGAACTACACAGTATCAAAGATATAAATGGGAAAATATTAGTGAGTATGGTAGACCCCAAAACTTAAATACTTTTGGATTAGAAATAAGACCAACAGGTTATATTGGTATGCACTATGAGCAAGTTAATATTAGTGCAGGAAGACCTGTAACAATAGGTATGACTGGTAATACTTCACTTGGTGAATATACTCAGACTTACCATGGTCCTGGATTTGTAAGTAATCAAGTAACAAGTTATATTACACAAGGTACTGTTGATCTGTGTGTAAATAATCCTTTATATAGTCCTTCATGCGCAGGTTACGAACAAGCTTACTTATTACAACAATGTAATTTAAACACATTGTACAACCAACAATGTCCTGGATATGCAGAAGCTTATTTAACACAACAATGTGGGTTAAACGCTTTATATGATACAAGATGTTCAGGTTATACTCAGGCTTATTTCAATCAACAATGCAGCCTTAATCCGTTGTATGACAGAGGATGTAGTGGATACGCAGAAGCTTATGCACTTAATAACATTGTCTCAACACCAACAGCAAGTGTTTCAGCGCCAGTACTTCAAGTCAGTTCAACAGGCACAGTTAGCGTTACAACTCCTGTCGTGTCTGACCCAGTTGTCAACGAAGTCATTACTAGACCCACAGTAAGCGTAGCTTCTCCTACACAAACTAGCAACAATAATAACAGTCAAACACAGTCAGTAGCACAAGCAGAGACTAAGCAAGAAAAGAAAACAGAAACTAAACCAACAACAACTTCAACTAGAAAAGCTGAAGTTAAAAATGAAATAGTAGGTACAGCTCCTCAGATAACTCAACCAGTACACGAGTACAAAGCACCTATCATCTTAGATTTAGCTTACCAAAAAATGGTTAAGAAACCTATAACAGATAATAACAGAGCTATGTATAACTTAATAATGAATAGCCAAATTAAACACGAGGAGATGGTAGATGAGCAGTATAGAAAAAGAAATTAGTGTAGCTGGTTTTAGTTTTAAGTTAACTAACAAGCTTATGGTCATGATTATCACGATTGCACCTGTTGTTGGTGGTGCTTTCTGGGGTGCTTTTGAGTTTTACAATGACTATATGTCTATGCGTTCTGCCATTAAGAACTATGTTTCTCCTGATTTTACAGAGTATGACAAAAAGATTGCTTTGTTAGAAGATAATACTAATAAAGTAAATGAATACACTAAAGACATTAAGAATGACCTAAAGAACGAGATTCGTGCATTAGATACTGAGGTTAAGATTATTCGTAACGACTCAAGAGCTATGCAAAAAGAAGCCAGAGATGATGTCAGAGAGATTCGTAAAGAAGTAGACATAAAAATTAAAAGAGCTTTGGATAATCCATTAGCGAATAATAAGGAGTAAGTATGTTTTCATTGTTATCAACATTAGGTGGATTGTTAGTTTCAGGTTTACCTAGTTTATTAGGATTCTTCCAAGACAAGTCTGACAAAGCTCATGAGTTAGAGCTTGCTAAGATGCAGACTGAGCGAGAGCTTCAGATGATGGAGAAGGGCTTCTTAGCTCAGGCTAAAGTAGAAGAGATTCGTACAGACCAAGTAATGATGCAGACAGATGCAGACATGACTAAGGCTGCTTATGCACACGATGCTAAGGTACTTGAGAAAGCTGCTCCTTGGGCTTCTACTTTTATAGCAACAGTTAGACCATTAGTAACTTACTTGTTTGTTGCTGAGTTGTTTATTATTAATATTGGTATGGGTGTTTATATCTTTAATCACGGTACTTTAATTACTAGTGTAGATGACTTCATCAAAGCTACTGACATGATTTTCAGTGAAGATGAGATGGCTATGCTCGGTGCTATTATTGGCTACTGGTTTGGTTCAAGAGGCTGGTCTAAGAAATGAAAGTAAGCCAGAAGTGTATTGAACAAATTAAAAAAGATGAGGGTGTTCGTAACAAACCTTATCAATGTCCTGCACTTTTGTGGACGGTTGGGGTTGGTCATGTAATCGATCCTAACCATGCTAAAGTACCAATGGCTGAAAGAAAAGCATTACCTATTCCTGCAGGATGGGATAGAGTTTTAAGCGCAGATGAGATAGATGAAATACTACGTCAAGACTTAGCTAGGTTTGAAGCAGGAGTTTTAAGATTAATTAAAGTTCCTTTAACTCAAGGTCAATTTGATGCTTTAGTAAGTTTTAGTTTTAACGTAGGTTTAGGTAATTTACAAAACTCTACACTTAGAATGAAAGTAAATCGTGAAGATTATGCTGGAGCTGCAGAACAGTTTTTAGTATGGACTAAAGCAGGGGGTAAAGTTCTGCCAGGCTTAGTCAAAAGACGCACTCACGAGAAGGAAATGTTTGAGTCCTAAGTTTAATAACTATATGTTATATAAGGGATTTAGCCCAGCTCTAAGGGAGAATCCCTCCTTAGGGGTATATATTAATAATATTAATTAAAGGAGGTAGGTTGATGCCTATTACTACAATCAATAATCTAGGTACTTTAGGAGTCATTAAGGACCTTCCTCCATTCGGTTTAGCTCCTAATGCTTTTACTGATGCAAACAATGTTAGATTTGATAACAATTCCGTACAGACTATTACTGGAGAAACTATTTATCCTACATCAGTAGCTATTGCTCCTGACTATGGTATTCACTGGAGAAGACCTGACCAAGGATATAACATCTTTGCTAAGAATGGTAATATTGTTAGAGTAGATGCTGCAGGTAATACCTCAAGTATGTTTACTAGTACAGATGCTGCTTATAATAATAGTAAGTGGGATGGTTGTACTTTCAATGGTGGTTACGCAATTGTTCTTAATAACGGTGTTACAACACCTAAGTATTGCTTATATGGTAGTACAACAGCGGGATCAAGCTTTCAAGATCTTCCTGGCTGGAATTACCTTCCAGGATTAACTGTTAATGCTAAGATTATTAGACAACTAGGTTATGCTTTAGTTGCTTGTAATTTAACTTTAACCCAAGATAGTATTGTTACTAATGCTCCGAATACAATCAGGATATCTGCTCAAGCAGCTCCTGGAAATATTCCTGCGGTATGGCAACCTGGAACTACAACAGATACAGCTGATGAATTTGAATTAAGTTCAACATCGCCTATTCTAGAAGCAGCTGAATTAAGAGGAAACCTTTATGTGTATTCTTCTGATGCTATTAACGTAGTTACTCTTGGTCAATCAGCAACACGAGTTCAGCCATATGCAAAAGGTTATGGTATTCTTAATACTCGTTGTTTAGCAGAATTTGATGGTCAACATTTTGTTGTTGATCGTAATGATATATATGTGCATGGTGGTTCTGGTGGGATTAAATCTGTAGCTAATTTTAAAATTAGAGATTTTTTCTTTAACCAAATTAACCAAGCAGCAATTGATAAAGTGTATGTAGAACGTAATGCTCGTAATGATGAGATATGGATTCATTATCCAACAGGTTCTAGTACTACTTGTAATAAAATAGCTATCTATCAATATCGATTAGATAGCTGGTCATTCAGGGATGCACCAAATACAACAAGTTCTTTTGTTGGTCCTAGCCCTGAAAATAATTCTTTCTTTTATGGTAAAGAAACTATTTATTCTACCACAGGAACTACACGAGTATTCTTAATGGATCGTGGATATCAGATGTGGAATGGTACTGCATTAGCTAACTATACTAGCTATGTAACAAAAGAAAAATTATCTATTGGTGATTTAGCTTCTACAAATACCTTAGGTTCTTTGTATCCTATATTTGATAATGTACCAAGTGATTCAAGTATTACTATTACAGTCACAGGAAACAACAATTATATTGCTGCTCCTGATTGGTCTAATGCAGATGGCAGAGATTCTTTTGTAATTGAACCTAATGATTTAGGAAGTACTGGTTACAAAGTAGATCCTAGAGTAAATGGTCGTTTATTAAACTTTAAAATATCTAGTACAGGATATTGGCGTTTATCCTTAATAGGTGTTGACGTTAAATCTTCAGATAGGAGATAATATGAGTAGCCCACCAGTAACAGGTAATGCTGATTTAGATGCATATCTATATCAAATACATTTAGGTGGTATTTCTGGTTCAGGAGATGGTGGTGGGTTAACTATTGATGCAACTAGTGGTAAGGTATATGATCCTGCCTCAGGAACTATTATTAGTTATTTATATCAGTATATGCACGTTAAATATGCAGATGATAATAACGGAACTAATTTAAGTAACACATCAACAAACAAAGCTTATTTTGGTTTGTTTAATAGTGCTTCATCAACTGAATCTACTAATCCCGCTGATTATACTTGGTATGAAGTAGCTGGAGGATTTGGTACTACTAAATTCTTTTGGTACATATCTACTGGTGGAAGACAGATTAATTACTTTGTTGGTACAGATGGTCCTACATTTATATATGTTAAGGATAGTGGAGCAGCAATTAACTTAGATGTTATTACTGGTTCTGATGGTTCTTCTGCAAGAGTATGTTATGCTAAAACCTCTTCACCAACATTAAGTACTACCCCTGCTTCATTAACAACTATTGGTAATACTTCTTTTCCTCCTGTTAACAGTTGGGGTGGTGGAGAAACATGGGTTGCTACTCCTCCTACATTAAGCGTAGGTGAGGCATTATATCAGAGTGATGGTATATACAACCCATCAACAGGATTAACTACTTGGAATCTTCCTTACTTATCTAATTTAAGAGTAGGTTCTTTAAGTGCTATTTCTGCTAACTTAGGAACAATAACAGCAGGTACTGTTAGTGCTGTAAATATTTCTGCTAGTAGTTTTGCTAGTGGTACTATTTCAGGTACTAGTATTACTGGTGGTAGCTTAAATATTAATAACAAATTTATTGTTGATAGTTCTGGTAATACAACTATTCAATCAGGAACTACAGGGGCTAGAACAGTTATTACTGATCGAGCAATTAAGGTATTTGATGCTGCTGGTGTTCTTCGTGTAAGGATAGGAGATTTAACAGCATGAGTTATGGGTTTGAAGTATTTAAAGCAAACGGCACATTACAATTTAGTAGTAGTGATAGAACATTTGTATTGATAGATACTTTTACAATTAACTCTACCGAAACAGGAAGTAGGAATTATCCTGGATATGATAGCTCTAGAGTGTTTGTTGCTGCTAGTGTAGATGAGGGTCCTAATACACAATTATATTGCCCTGATTTAAGTTTCTTTGGTGTTGGTCATAGAATTACTGTATCAGGTAACTCAAGTCAGGCAACTGTTACTTGGGATTATGCTACTTCTGTTTTTTACTCTGGTGGTTCTTCAGGTACTACTACTATTCAACCTCGTGCAGGTTCAACTCTTTATGTTTACGCTATATGAGCTACGGTACAATTATAACAAACAATTCAGGTGAATTAGCTATTACTGATTCAACTGCTAATTATCATTACACAGGATCATTTACTGCGTATACTACTTTTACAGGTAGTACAGGATATAACAACTTAACTACAATGGCTTATTACAACGTATCAGCCCCTAATAAACCACTTATATTTGCAGAACCTACAGGTACAAATCGTTTTATGGTGTATGCTGTCACAAATACAGGAACAGGCACTTGGCGTGTTTTAGTGTTATACACAGGAACTCCTCCTAAGATACATTCGTTTTCTACTCTTAGTGCAACTACTCCTGGAGAAAATACTGGTTTATTGATATATAGATCAAATGGTACAATAGCTTTTGATAGTACAAGAGGACCTCTTGCTTTACATACTCAGACTTCTTTTGGCGGCTCTGCTGCTCCTACTAGTGGTGGTCAGAACACAGAGTTAAATGATTCTAGTATTAATTTAGGAACACTACCAACAAGAGCTGCTTTCTTCTATCAAACAAGAGGATTCACTAATTATACTTTTAATAACCTAAGTACTGTTTATAATGCGTTCCATGCTTTAGCTTATCGTAATGGTAATTCATTTGGTAAGATATGGAGAAAGACTAATAACTTTGGTTTAGCTCCTGGAAGTATTACCTTTCAACAATTCAGCGATAACTCCGCAAGACCATTATTTGTGATCGATGCGGCAAAATACGACTAAGGAAACAAATGAAGATAAGATTACTACATCCTGAGGAAGTCCTTAAGGAATGGTTAGTACTATCTCCTCTTATTCAAGAAGCACTTGATAAAGGTCAGGGAGAGAATACTCTCCTTGATCATATGAAAAGATTATTAAATTTTAGTACTCATTGTTGGTTAATTACTAACGATGAGGAAGTTAAAGGAGTAATACTGACAGAGTTTCTTCAGTATACTCAACACAAAACACTACATATCATTACTTTAAGTGGTAATGATTTTGAGTTGTGGGTACATTTGTATCCAACAATAGAACAATTCGCTAAAGATGCCGAGTGCAAAGCAATTGAACAATGGGGTAGACCTGGCTGGGCTAAGGTATTACCTAAATTAGTACCTGGGTTTGAACAAGCCTATGTGGTCATGCGTAAAAACATTGGAGAATAAATAAATGAAAAGAATTCAATTCGTAACTCGTCATAAAGGCGGTGGTGGTGGTACTCAAACCAATTCAACAATTCCTGAGTGGGCAAGACCTTACATGGAAGGTGTTGGAAAAGAAGCCCAAATGCTTTACGGTGAAGGGCGATTAGATAATGTTGCTGGTGCTTCTCGTTTACAAGAAGAAGCCTTTGGTTCTGGTGCTGATAGATTAAGGTCAGCTGTAGGTGCTGGGACAACCGCTACAGCAGACTCCATGTCACGTTTAGGTGAAATGGCTAGAACAGGAACAGGATTTACTGGTGGTCAGGCTCTTAAAGCGGGTGCTGCAGAACAAGCAGGTAAAGCTATTTCAGGTTTGTCTACTCAATTTGGTGGTGCTGGTACATTAGGTTCTGCTCGTAATGCTATTGCTAACAAAGCAGTAGAAACAGATTTAGCTGCTAAATTTGCAGGTATTGATTACGATATTGCTAAAGAAGATGCTCGAACAAAATTAGCTGCTGAACAAGGCATTGGATCAGCGGCAACTACAGGTGCTAATATTGCTACTGGTGGTGCTACTACTATGGCTAATTTAGGCGGTCAAGAAAGAGCTATTGAGCAACAATTAGCTGATGCTGATTGGCAAGCTCTTAATCGTTATGCTAGTACTATTTATGGTAATCCAGCAAGACAACAAACAGTGGCTACCAATAGTGGAGGTAAGTAATGTATAACTACCAAGAAGAAGAAAAAAGATTAAGAGGAATGATTGGTGCTCCTTTAGCTGGTATGCCTTATCAGACAGGGGAAGCTGCTCCAGCTCCTATTCAAGAAAAACCTGCACAACCTGGAGTTGCTGAACAATTAGGTAAGCAATATGCAATGGGTCAAGCATCTAAACAATTAGATAAAGGTATTTCTTATGCTGGTAATCAAGCAAAGAATATGTATAATAGTATGCAGGGACCTGAGCAATTAACAGGTCAAGCACCATTAGGTGAAGTTGCTCAAACAGGTTTAATGGAGCCTACAGCAGCTGATGTAGCCGCTTTCAATGCTCCTTTAGCTGAAGCTCCTATGCAGTTAGGTGTTGAGGGTACTGCCTTAGCACCTACAGAAGTTGCTCAAACAGGTTTAATGGATGCTAGTACCGCTGGTGCTGCTGATGCTTCAACAGGTATGGCTGCAAGTACTGCAGGACCTCTTGCTGGTGCAGTAGAATATGCTCGCACTGGTGATGTTAAGAAAGGTGTTGGTGCAGGTGCAGGAGCTGCTGCAGGTGCTACTGTTGGTTCTATGATACTTCCTGGACCTGGCACAGTTATCGGTTCTGTTATTGGTTCACAATTAGGTAGTGCTGTTGGAGGTAAATAATATGGCTGCTCCGTTATCGGGTAAACAGAAAAGAGAAGATATGAAGTTTCTCTTTGATGAGTTACGCAAAACAGTTGCTCTTAAGAAAGACCAACAAAGAAAAGATTCATTGTCTAAACAACAAATGAATCATAAAGAACAAACACAACAAGCAAAACTATCTTCAATGAATGTTCCTCCTATGATGGGACAAATGCCTAAACCTACTAACCCTGAAGCAGGTCCTAAGGATAAAATCCCTGCATTGCTAGCTCCAGGAGAAGCTGTTATTCCTGCGAAGGCTGCACAAAAACCTGAAAACAAACCATTAATTAAAGCCTTAGTTCGTGAAGGTCGATCAGATCGTAATATGTCTATTCCTAAACCTAAAGGGTTTATGTGTGGTACTGATAAGGTTAAAGGTTATCAATGGGGTTCTCCTGAGGTATCAGGTAATGAGGTTGGTTATCACAACGCTGAGTTATCAGATAGTGAAGGTTATGGTGTATTAAAAGGTTATGAGCTAGGTACAACCAATGCTTATGGGTATAGTGATGAAGATATTGCTGCAATTAATGCTCAAAGCAATACTAATAGCAATTCACTAGTGGAAGGTATTAAAAACTTATTTGCACCTACTACTTATGCTGATGTTAATAAGCCTGTAGAAGTAGAGGTTCCTAAGCTTAGTACTAATCTTACAGATGAAGTTCCTGTAAGTGCAACTGGTTTAAAGACACCAGAAGTTCCTGTTGTTAGCTCCCCTGATACTGTTGCTATGCGAAATAATAATCCAGGCAATTTAAGATTTGGTGGTGTATACAATAAAGAAAAAGGTATTTACGAAGATACAGGTAAATATTTAGAAGGTCAAACAGGTGTCGATCCTAAAACAGGCTTTGCTATTTTCCCTGATCATGAGTCAGGTCGTAGTGCTTTAGAAAAGCAAATTGTTTTAGATACACAAACAAGAGGAATGCCTCTTGATAAGTTCATTAGTAAGTATGCCCCAGCTTCAGATAATAACGATCCTAAAGGTTATGCTCAAACTATTGCTAAAGAATTAGGCATTAAACCAACAGATAAGATTCCTGCTGATAAGATTCCTATGGTAGCAGATGTTATTACTAGAGTAGAATCTGGTGGTAAATATGTAGCTAATGCTAAACAGAAGGCAGAAGAAGTTAAAGCTAAAGAAGAAGAAGAAAAAGGTCCTCAGTTATTAAATGACCCTTCTGTTCCAGAGTTTATGGGTAATACACCTCAAGGGGCTTTTGCTCAACAAGAAACTTACTTAGGTAATATTCCTAAGACAGGTGGTACAGAACAACAAGAAATGTTGCGTAAGCAAGAGACTGAAGTTGCTTCAGTACCTAAACCAGAAACTGAGGGTTGGACTAAGTTTATTACTAATGGTGTAGTTGATGGTTTAGCAAATGCTTTTGATACTATTAAAGATCCTAATAAGTTTGTTGCTGCTACAACTTCTTTCCTTAAAGATACTTTAGGTTTAGAAGCTTCTGATGCTGCTCGATATGCTGCTTTATATTATGCTCAAAGAGCAATAGGTGTAAGAGAGCGTGGAGCTGCATTGTATGCAGGTAAATATACTCTTGGTCGTATTGATAAACGTGCTGACACTAAAGCTGCTACTGAACAAAACTATATTAATAAAGGTTTTACTAAGAACGCTCAAGGTCAATGGGTTGCTCCTATTATTACTGCTGGTGAGGTTAGAGAAGTTACTTTTGATTCTGGTCCATTTAGGAATAAGCAAATTAATCTTATTAAGAGACAGAACAAGATTACTGGTGACACAGTTTGGGTTGATCAAGTATCAGGTAAATCTGAAGCTCAATTAGTTGCTGAAGCAGGCAATCGACCAATGGTTCCTTGGAGCAGACAATACACACAAGAAGGTATTGCTGATAGCTATAGAACATGGGCTGATAATTCAGGTAAGACTTCTGAAGAAATTCTTGATGATGAACTTGGAAGAGCAAGAGATTCTAAAACCAATAAAGCTAATCCTGCCCGATCAGGTATTCCTAAAGGTCGTGAAATATCTTCTCAATCTGTTTCAGCCTTTAAAGCATTTGGTTATAACCCAAATACACCTGAAGCACAAGTAGAAATGGATAAGATTGTTTCTCAAGCTACTCGTGATATGATCGCTGAAAAGCGAGCTAATCCAGGTGCTCAAATTAAATCTATTGAACCTTACATTACTAAGCAATTACTTGTTGCTAAAACAGGAATTGATAATTCTTTATTCTTAACTGATGACAAGAAGAACATGACTGCAACAAATAAAATTGCTGAACAAAAGGATAATCTTGAAAATAAATTATATAAAGAGAATCCAAAAGCTAGTGCCCAAGAAATCAATGATAAGCTCTTTAAAGAATATGCAGACTTACAGAGACAATGGTTAGCTAGTGAACAACTACGTAAGAAGTATCAATCAACAAGCAAAGATGCAGGTTTTTACCTCTTTGTTAATGATTATATTAAATCTAAGTAATAAAAGAGGGGTACAACAGTACCCTTCTTTCTCATAGGAGGTATTATGTCTGTAGCTGATTTCCTTAAATCGCAAGGAATCGAACCAGTAGAAGTTGCTCAGGAACAATTACCTGATTACAACATCTCAGAAAAGGCTGGTTATTTGGTTGATGCCGATACTTATGCTTTGCCTTCTGGTGAGAAAGTTCGTTTGCAAGGTGTTAATGCTCGTGAAGTTCCTGGCTTTGATACTGAAAAACAAATGTTTAAAGGTGGTCAATATGGTGGAGAACAACAACAACAGATTGTTCAAAGAGTAATTGAAGAACAAGGCTTCTTTAATCCTGTATATGACTCTAAAACTAAAGATGCGACTGGTACTCGCTATGTAGGTGATTTAACAAACGATAAAGGTGAGAAGTTAACTGATTATCTTTTAACTCGTGGGTTGATTAGCCCTACTCAATATAGTACCCAAGAACAAATTAATAAAGTAACTATTGGTCGATTGGATCGTATTCAACGACAAGAAGCTGATGCTGTAGATAGATTTGAAAGAGCTAAACGTGGTGAATATGTTTACTCTGATTCAGGTGATTTGTATAATGACTTACTAACTGCAGAGACTTCTAAAGTTCCTGTAACAGCTAAACCTTTTGCATTAACTGCCAAACAATTTGGCATGAACCCAGAAGAATATGCTGGTGCAGCATTTATTAGACCTGAAGAAACAGAAAAGGGTTTTGCTCGTAGCAATCTTAAAACAGGTTTAAAGTCAGGTTGGGAATCAATGTTTCAAGGCTTATACGGTACAGCTGACTTAGTTAGTACCTCTATGGATTATGAGCCTGGAAAAGAATGGTCTGATGCTAATCGCAGAAGATTACAAAATGAATTAAATGATTTACCTTTCTTAAATAACGCTGAAGCGTTTGATATGAAGACTGGTAAATGGAAATTAGATAGCTTTGGTAAGTTATTTGATTATGCAGTAGCAACAGCAGCATCATCTGCTCCTCAAATGGTTACATCTATTGTAGCTACATTAGCAGCTCCTGCTACTTTTGGTGCATCATTATCTGTTCCAGCAGCTATTTATACTGGTCAGATTTGGAATGATCAACCAGAAGGACAGAAAAGTGCTTCATGGGCTTTAGGTGCAGGTATTACTTCTGCAACATTAGATGCACTAGGTATTAAAGGTATTGCAGGAAGCTTATCAGTTAAAGCTACTCGTGATGCTGCTGTAAAAGAATTAGTTAAAAAAGGAATGACTGTAGAAGCTGCTGAACAAGCTATTATTGCTGAAGCTAGAAAGACTACTAAGCAATTAATGGATGTTGTTAAAGCAGGCGCTGGCGGTGCTGCCTCAGAAGCTGTTACTGAAGTAGGTCAAGAGTTTACTCAGTATCTTGGTTCTAACCTTGGTGAGATTAAAGATCCAAACGAATTAAAGAATCGTTTAATGAACGCTGGATTTGGTGGTGGATTACTTGGTGGCGGTATTGCAGGTGCTGGTAAAGCAGTAGCAAATACCTTTGTTGGTTTTGAAAATACTAACAAACCAAATGATTTAAAGTTCAGAGAAGAAATGCGTAACAAAGAAGGCTTTGTTCTTAATGCAAGTGATATTGTTAATGAAGCATTAACTACTACACCAGTAGGAATTAATGTTGATTTAAATAAACGAGCTGAACCTGAAGAATCTAAGAGAACTACTGCTGGTGTTATCGGTACATTAAAGAATTGGTACAATGACAAAGGATTACAATCTTTGTTTGGTAAATTTTCTAACACTATTATTGGTGACCGAGGATATAGAGGTAAATTCTCAGCTGCCTTAGCTACAATACTAGGTGCTAACCATGCTGTTAATGGTGGAGATTTATTTGCTGAACAAGAGTTAGCTGCTGGTGGTATTCGCAGTAACTTAGGTAATCTTAAAGACTTACAAGATTCTTTTGGTGGATTAAAGCTATCAGAGATTTCTTCTATATTATATCGTAAAGATGTAATTGAATATATTAAAGAGCTATCAAGATATAAGAAAAACAAAGGCGACTCTGATATGACTGGTGCAAGCCAGAACATAGACACATCAAAGTTAGGTGCTGATGTACTAAAATATAAAGATAGTATTGTAGAAGCCGCTAATAGGATTGATAATACTATTAGTGCTTTTAATCGTAAAACTAACCTAACAAAAACAGTTGATGATGTTGTTGGTAATCGTCCTTTAAATAAAATGTTTATTGCTCGTAATAGAGAAGCATTTATTCGTGATGTTAAATCAGCACTAGGACTAACCGACAAACAAGCATTAGAGATGTACTCATCACTAATGAATAACCAAAACACTTTAACTGCAGAAGATTCTATTGAAGATATCTTGGGTATGAACCCTGCTAAAGGTTCTAAGCAACAGCTTACCCAAAATCTTCATGATGCTAACTCTAAAGGTTTATTAGATAAATATTTTTCTGGTAATATCTTTGATAACATGGAAGCACTAGCTCACAAAGGCGGTGTATTGCATGTTAACAATAATGTTATTGGTAAAGATGGTATTAATCTAGCTTACCTACTAGAATCTGCAGTAAGAGAAAATGAAATAACAGAAGCAGAAGCTTCATTCATGGCTAAAGAAATTAAAGATTTCTTATCTATGAGAGAAGGAAAATATAAGCAGATACAAAGTCCGCTTGTTAATGGTGTAATTGATACTATTACTTTCTTTTCAACATTAGCTTCATTACCATTAGCTACAATTAGTTCGCTACCTGAGGCTGCTCAAATGATGCGTGGTTTAAATACTAAGCAAGCATTGAAAGCTTATAAGCGATTACTTAGTAATACAGCTGAAGAAATGGGTGTAATTCTTAAAGAGATTGGTTCAAGAGAACGTAATCAAGGACTTACTAGTCGTCAAGCATTATCAAGCCTAGGTTTTGCTACAGGTGATACTAATGCTGCAACTAGATATGACGTTCAATCAGGTTATTTCCAGCAATGGACTAATGGTTTCTTTAAGTTAATTGGTTTGCAAGGCTATACTAATGCTACACGATACGCTCGTTTAGCTATTGGTGCTGATGCAATTAACAATTGGTTACAGACATTACAAGCAACTGACTTTAATAAGCTTACTCAGCAAGAGCAAGATGCTTATGAACATTTAGTTCGTGTTGGTGTTGATCCGTTTGTTATGAATGATCCTGCTGTTGATCAACAGGTTTACAATCAAGCAATGGAAAGAGGAGTATACAACTTCATTAATGAAGCTGTTGTTCATCCTAATAGTTTGAACAGACCTAAGTTCTATAGTGACCCTTATTTGAGAATGTTTACTATGTTCCAAGGTTATATCTCAACATTTACTGCTAATATTCTTCCAAGACTCTACGGAGACTTAATGAAGAAAGGTTCTGCTGATCAAAGGAATGCTATGTTAACTATTGCTTCTATGCTTGCGTTAACAATGCTAGCTATAACAATTAAAGATATGATTAAATACGGTGAGACTCCTCCTGAATGGCTCAAAGGAGACGATGCTAAGCTAATGCAACGATTTATCGGTGCTACTGGTTTAACAGGAACAGGAGAAAGAGTTATTAACTTTGTTAATCCGTTAGTAGAAAAGAAAGCAACTAATCCTGCAGAGAAGTTATATAATATTCTTGAAGGAGAATCTCCAACATTATCATTTGGAGCTAAGGTTGCTAAGGCTGCTAATGCAGTATTTAGTGATGAAGGTACTAAACCAATTAAGAAGGTAGCAGGTGTTGCACCTATCATTGGTCCTATCAATCAATTAGGTGATTATTTGCAAAATGAATTTGGAGGTCAATAATGGCTGGTATTACTATTAATACTAATGTTGCAGTCCCTCAACAAGGAGTTCAAGTAGAAACTCCTTCAGAGAGATTAGCAAAACAAGTACCACAACCTACCCTACAACCTGTTGTACCAGAGATTTCTGCTGCTGAACAAGAATACTTTGGTGGAGCTGCTACACAAGCAGTTCCTGAAGTACCTATGCAAAGAGCTTCAGCACCAGAGCCTCAACAGTTTCAATTTACTTCTGAAAATATAGAAGACCCTACTCTTGCTAATATCCCCCAAGTAGAATTAACCCCTGAGCTTCAAGGTCAAGAACTAATTAAGCAACAACAACGTGCTAATTATGGTAATATTGATTTTGAAACCAGAGAAGAGTTAAAAGGGGTATTTGGCGATGCTATTAAAGCAACTGAAGAAGGAACTGTTTGGAAGACAAGAGGGGATTTAATTAATTCAGCAACTAAACAAAGTATTGGTTATGAATTAACTCCTGGGAAACCTTTACCTGTAGGAACAACTGGTTTAAACTATATTCAAAATAGTTTAGGATTAGAAAATAAAGTTCAAGCAGCTAATGCTCTTACTACAGCTGTATTATCTTTTAGTCAAATGCTACCTGCAACAACAATTAAATCAGATGTTCTTTCTTCCGAGATGGATATTGAAGAATTGTTTGGTGTGGATAATACTGATAAAGATCCTGATACTATTAGAGAAATGCGTAAGGAAGTTACTCCTGAGCAAGCCGCTCAATTCTTAGGTAAAGCCTTAGGAGAGCGAGCTAAAGCTGCTAAAGCAATATCAAATATAACACCTCAAGATGAAGATGTTGTAACAAGTTACGAGGCAGCAGGACAAACTGCTTTGAATGCAGCTATTGATTCTGGGTTAATGCAAGAAGTAGTAACGGCAACAGGTCAAAAAGCAATTAGGCTTACTCCTTATGGTACTGAAGTAGCTTGGAACTCTCGTGGTTTAGTTAATAAACTTTCTGAAGGTTCAGGTGGTCGTTCTCAAATATTTCCTGTAACAAGTACAGGGGATTACCAAGGTGTAATGTCGCAAATTAGACGTGGTGATAAGATCAAGCAAACAATTGCTAAAGATAAATACCAAACACCTGAAGCTATTACTCAAGCTAAAGTTATTGCTGGTTCAATTGCTAAACAAATTCCTACTGCTAAGTTCACTATTGTTGGTTTGTTAGCTAAGTTAGCTAGACAAGAACTAGAAGCAGGTATTGCTTTAGATGAAAAGACAGCAAAGAAAACAGGGGCTGCTCGCTTATTTAATTTAGATGGTAAGCAAGATAAAGAAGCTAAGATTGCTTTAGCAGATTTAGATAGAGATTTAAATTACTTAGCTGGTAATTTCTTAGAAGGTAATCCTAGGTATTCACAATACTTTGAAGATAATTCAACTCATCGCTTGTATGATGACTCTACTGATGCTAATATGCAACGTAGTAAAACTCAACGAGCTGTTTATGTAGGTACACCTACTCCTATTCAAGTTAAAGCAGAACCTTTTGTAGGTGTTTCTTTATCTGAGGCAAAAGCTTTTTGGTCTTCAATTGCTCAAGGTAATTGGGATAAGAAGGCTCAAGGCAAAGCAGCTGAAATGAATTTCCTTTTAACTATTGGTCATGTTATGTCGCCAGATACTGATGATAAGACGGTTCTAAGTTTATTTGCTTCAGTAACTCCTGAAAAGATGGAACAGTATGCTGATATCGGAAAGAAATTAATTGCAATAACAAGAATGATTTCTGACGAAGGTAAGTTAGCAGTAGCTGAATTTGCAGGGACTAGCAAAGGAGCTTTTGATGTTAATCAATTACCTCAAGAACTTCAAGCGGTAATTAAAAAGTTAATTACTGACCCAGAATTTGACAGAGAAAACTTTGGTTACAAGTTACAAGGTTACATTGATGCCTATAATTATTTACAGGCAAAACAAAATGGAACTGCGTTTACTCCATTTGTAACTACTGCAATTGATATGAATTCTGCGGGAAGAGCTTTCCTTGCTATGGATGTTGGTAACTTAAACATATTAGAACGAGTTGGATTAATCTGGAATTACACTGAGAATGAATTAACTTCAACTCAACCTTTTGGAAATCCTAGATCGTTCTTTGTTCAAGCTACAATTGATAAAGCAGTTAACAAAGTATTTAATAGTTCTAAACCTGAAGTAATTAATTCTGTTAAGAACTTATTTAGTAAATATAAAGAAGATAAAAACTTTACTAAGTCTTACGCTAAATCAGTTTTGTTAACAACCGATTATGGTAAGGCAGCTCAATATCACGTAGATGATGCTCGTAAATTCTTGTTAAAGAATCCTGAGTTTGCTGAAGAACTTGCTTTGGTAACAGGCTTACCTAATACGCTTGAACCTTTAGCAGAGCTAGTTAATAAGCTTTATTATGCTGGTTTAACAGAGGTTACTGATAGTTTCCAATATGCTTTACCTAAAGATATGGTTCGATCATTGCAAATGGTTGGTAGTATGTTCTCATTTAAAGGTATGTTTAATGAAACAATTCCTTTAGGTGGCTCTATGTTTATGCCAACAGGTGATTCTGTCTTAGTTTCTAATCCAACTGGTGATACCAAAAAGATTAACTTAACTAGAACATTATTTGATCCATTAGCAAAAGCAGAACAAAAAGCTATTAAGAAATTTAATAAAGAAACAGGGCAGTATTACGAAGAAGATTACAACCCTGATTTAGGTTCAGCTGCTGCAAATCAAATTGGTCCTTTGTTTGGTCAATATAGAGAGTCAATGGTTCTTATTGATACTATGCTTGCTGTAAATGGTAGCAAAGCAAAAGCAACCGATATGTTGTTTGTTCAACCTGTGTTTGACAACTTCATTCTTGACTCACAAAGTCTAGCTCAATTTATGTATTACGCTAATAATAAAGCTGCACCTAAGGTTCTTAACTGGGATATTCAAACTCCTATCTGGGAAGACTTTAGCCAAAAGCTTATTGCAGGTATAAAAGAAGTTGAGCAATTAGGTACAGTAATGATTCCTAAAAATGGAAAGTACTATGGTGTATTCTCTAATATTGATCGTGAATATAAATTCTTAAAAGAAAAAGATGCTAAGGATCTTTCTCCAAGAGAAAAGATGTTTATGAAATCAGTAGAAGAACATGGATATGAGTATGTAGAAGATAGAGACAACCAAGAAAACTTTGTTGGTCAGTTAACTGGAAAACAAATTGGAATGCTCGTTAAAGATTATATCTTATACAAAGAAATCATGGGAAGAGCTGTAGAGAAAAACGCTAGAAGCAAAAAAGAAAAATGGATTGATGAAGGACTTAAGAAAAAGAAAGCTGCTATGGCTTCTGTTCAGAAGTTAGCTTCAGAAGATCGAATTTACTTTATGAACTAAGTAGTAAATTTTAAACCCCCTAGGATAAAATCCTAAGGGGTTTTTTATTTATTTATTTAAGTTGCATCAAAGTATCTACATGAGATGATGCTTGCTTTCTTAATTGTCTTGCTTCTTCTGTGGCTTCTTTAGCTGTATAATTAACACCTGTTCTTGGGTTAACTTGTGTTTGTAAACCATCAATGTTCTGTTCATACATAGCTTGTAAAACAAAATCATTTAACTCTGGTTTATATAGCATATTATCAGGAATATTTAATCCTGCATCAGCCATGTCTTGTTGGAATTGTTGGTCACTGTAATCATGACCACGCAATGCCTGTATATTATAGCTTTTCTGTTCCATTCTTTTCTTCTTTCTTTTTAAATACCTGATCCCAATTACTTCTGAATTGTTCAGGGTTGGGGATAGGTCTAGGCTTACTGCCTTTACCCCCAGTAGGATTACTCATTGATAGCTCCTCTCTTTTTAGCAAGGATATCAGGTACTGCCGTAGCATTACCTATGTATTCACCATCAACAAATATCTGTGGAATCGACCTAAAGTTATGTTCACCAAAGAAAGTATCTTTGTGTTCCTGAGAAATATCCGCATCGAACACATCGATATATTCATAATCAATTTTGTCTGCGTTTAAAGCTGATTTAACACCTTCACAAGCAGAACAATTACTTCCACCGTATACTGTTATCATATGCTTGAACGTAAGAACCAACAGAATTTATTAATACCAACTACATAGTCACCTAATACTGTTTCTACAGCAGCATTGTTACATGACTTACATAGTGCCTCAGTTGCTTTAGAAAGAGATTCTAAATCATCACATAAGTCGGAAATCATTTTATTAGAAGCTCCTGTTACAGGTACTTTACAGTCCATAACAGTTAATGCACAAATATCATCTAAACCTGTAGGAACTTTATCTCCTAATTGGCGAATGAGTTCTCCGAGAACATCATGTTGATCATATAAATAATCATAAATCTCACCAAATAATTTATGGTATTGAAAGAAATCAGGACCAGTTACATTGAAATGGTAACCATGTGCTTTAGTATATACCGCAAAATTATCTGCGAATAATTGAATTAATTGTTTGTTGTTCATTTTAATAATCCTTTTGATCTACGGAGAACAGCCAACCAGTATTCTACTTGTTGTTCTGAATCTTCCTTCATCTTAATTTGTTCTTCCGTAGCATCTGCAGGGAAGTTCTCTAATGCAATATTCAAACGTGTAATATGAATAGCGATACCCTCAAGGGTTAATAGTGAGTCTACGTTCATTTGGTTTTCTTTTCTGTTGGTTTATCGATATATAACTTAGTACGCTTAATACTGTTAATCCATACCTTTGGGATAGTGATTACTGCATTAGCCATGTTATCCTCAGATACTGCTGCTGCTACTGCTATAAGGTCATCTGTCTCTTTGACAATGAATCCCATAGTGTGTATCATAGCTGTATTATGTTCGTCATCCTGTTCTTCCTGACCTACTTCTATCCATGATGATGATGCTGTTGCATCAGCCCATGTGACATATACAGAGGTAAGGTGCTTTCGTTTAGTCCTAGTCATGCTGAAGAGCCTCCAAAATAGCTTCGTTCTTAGACATCTTTTCTGGATGAGCTTTCTTCCAAGCATCATACTGTTTCCTATACTTATTATAAATAGCTCTACGTTCTTTAGATTCCTTTAAGAATTCTAAATAAGTATCTCTAAACTTAGTTACTTCTTCTACAATAAGATTAAGTTTATCAAGCCTTTTCTTAACATATTTATCTTCAGTATTAAATAAATAGAAGTCCAAAGATATCTTTCTATTACAATCTGAGATATCAATCGATGCTTCTACACCACCATCAATACGATCAATAGAAATATGTGATTCTATGGCAGCTAATCCTAAATGTTTATTAAGAAACTTCCTACTATTATAAGTCTTGTCTGGAAACTTAGGTTGTTTAGGTTTGTTCATGTTAGTTCCTAGTTAGGTAAGAATAAAAAAGGGAACCATAAGGTCCCCTTGCTGTAATATATATTTATAGTGGCGACAGTGGTCCACTCGAAAGGAGAATTAGAATGAATGTCATATCTTTTCCTTTAGAGCAGAGCTACTATCGCCTTGATTTACAAGGATTAAATCTCGCAACCACCAGCAGTACATGCTAATGTTTGAGCACCTTCCACATTGTCTCGGTCTTCCTTAAACAAAGACCAATCAAGTTCAGGCATCTCAGAAGCCATCTTATGGTAAGCATATTGATCACAGTCTTCATAAGGAGCTTGTTGATATGTACCACCATCATCTGGTAGGAATGAGATACCAGTACACTCATCAAAATGTTCCCATACCCATGCACCTACTTTCATCCACTCATGGTCTTTAACAGAGATAGTTACTGAAGGCTTATGCTCACACCAATGTCTCTGATAAGCTAACCAGATATCTAGGTGCTGTAATGCAGTTAGATCCTTACGAGTAAATCCTTCTGACTTCTGAGGGAAAGAGAATACAACTGTCTGATCAGGCTTCATAAAGCAAGGCTCATTAGGAACACCTTGGCTAATCAAGAATTGAGTTAGTGGGTCTTTGATATCTTGTCTTACACGACGAATGTAATATGGTGCGTGACCAGCATGAATACCAGAAGAAGTCTGTGTAAGTTGGCTCACAGTACCCTCAGGTTTTACACAGGTGATAGCTGCAGAAGCTGGGATACCCAACCTATCAGCCCACTCTTTGTTCACTGCTCTGGCACGATCTCGCAAACCATTGAGTAACATTTCTAGGTTAACCCCTTCACCACGTAGTAATGGGTTATCTAGAATACCAGTCATAGACACACCTAACAAACGTTCTTGTTCTGTGTTTGTTTTCCACACATCACGAAGATAAGGAAAGTTAGTCAATGTTGACTGGAATGTACCCATGATTGTAGCTAGCTCTACCTTACGATATAGGTCACCGATAGTGTCGGTTGGTTCTACGATAATAGTAGATAGATTACAGAACTGATATGGCTTTAGAATAATTTCTGAACAAGGATTAGTACCATAGTCTACATTGTATTCTCTGAAACCAAACTTAGCTGCTTGTTTCTGTGAAGCTTCACGGTTAAAAATACCTCGCTCACCTGAATGAGAGTTGTAAATATCTAACCATTCCTTCATGAACTCACCGATAGAAGGCTTATGTGTATAGATAGCTGAGTTATTAGCTAATGCTCTCTCAGCGTGATTCTCCCACCAAGCACCTGCCTTAGCAGTAGCGTGGTCATAAGAACCTAGGTCACCTAAGCTGATCATAGCTGATCGACGTACACCACCGACAACAACTACCTCACCAATCTTACACATGATATCATGGCATTCGATAGGTGATAATTTACGACC